GGCGACACCTTCGTCTACGGCGACGTGGATGGCGACGGCAAGGCCGATTTCGCGCTTCGCCTCGACAAGACCATCGATCTCGTCAAGGGCGACTTCATCCTGTGACAGCCCTCGCCCCTAGCAGAATCGCAAATTTGCGCTGAGCAAATCGTGCCGCAAAAGATATCAATCAGGCGACAGAACTGCCGAACATAGAGTACAGCGGATCGCTGGTTGGTGCGCTCAAGTCACCTCCAAGACATCTTTGCATCGTTCTGATGCTCGTACCTCATGCTGTCTTTCGGGCAAACGATCCACAAGCTGATTTAGTGGGAGTATTTGACCAGCCTCTCGTTCGGGAGGAGCCTCCGCCCCGTTGGAAGAAAAATGGCGTAGTCACTTGGGCACCGGAAGCTGGAGAGAAGATCCGCTTTGGTGGAGTGAGGTGCAAACGCAAACCGATTTCTGCCATTTTCTGAAGGGACTTGGCAGCGGCGGGACAAATCGGGACGGAAAACCCTGAACGGCCTGATGGTGACCCATATAGCTGAATCACGCCGGTTTAGTGCGGATATCGGACAGGTCGCTAACGCGCTTGGGTAACGAGTTCGGAAGGATGGTTGCGACGACACCCGCCGGGTCGAGCGATGTCTCGCAAAGCAAAACGCGGCAAAACATTATCTTGACGTTTTCTTCTAACCATCTGAAAAGCAAGCCAAGCGGGCGTGGCGAAACTGGTAGACGCAAGAGACTTAAAATCACACAAGCTTGTTGATTTCATTGCGTATCGCTCGCAAACGGCTGCCTTAACTACCATCAAAATCAATAGAACAAAATGAGATTTGCAAAACGCTTTTGTCGCGTTTGAGCCATGATGGAACGCAAAAAAAGCCCCTCCATCCCACCAAGGGACAGAGGGGCGTGGCGATGGGGTGGCTGGTACAACCAGCTCTAACGAGGCTCTTGACTCTCCATCCTCTCCGCTTCATTTACCCAGCAGGGGAACGTGAACACATAGAGAACGAAGGAATGCGGCCTTCGGATGAGGATGCCGCATGTCTGAGAGCAAGTACCCAAAATCTAACGACACATGGGCGGGCATGATCGCCGACGATATGTGCTTCACGGTGTACTGCCCACCGTGCGGTCGCTCGGTCGAACTGGACCTGACGACGCTACCGCCAGATGGGCGCGCCATAGGCCGGGTCTTTCGATGCAGTCAATGTGGCCAGAAGGGGCAATGCATCGTAAGCCCTAGAGGCAACGATAAAAACGTTGCCCGCGGCATCCCGAACACGTTTATCGGCCCCTTCCCTAAGCCAGTGATCTACCCAAAGCGGCGACGGAGGCGGTGACACCATGTCGAGACTCACCTACACCGCCGACATGGCAGACGAGAGTAAAGCAAAGCAGGCGGCCGGCAGGATCGTCGAGCACCTGTGCGAACACCCTGGGTGCAAGGTCTGGGGAGGGTTTGGTTACATGCCGTCCAAGGCAGTGCCGCCGCGCTGGTGGTGCTGGGAGCATTATCCATACCAGCAGCCCGGCTCTACCCGATAGCGCGACATCTTGCCGGTCGGCGCCGTCGCCCTATCTCCGGGCACTGGAGGCGGCCATGGCAATTCGGGGACCAAGCTCTTACGAACGCAACGAGGACAGGTTTTTGCTCTGCGAGCAGGAGCTTGAAGCCGCGTTTCAGGAGTTGATCTGGAAGGCAATTCAGGCAGGATGGGATGAGGGCGAGGCCTGCGTGGCGATCGCTTCCTTGGCGGACCACCACATCCTGGCGATGCAGTGCAACGAGCAGGTGGCCGCCTCTATCCGCAAGATCAAGCTGTAGCCGAGGAACTATGTGCGGACGCTTCACGCAAATGCTGCCATGGCGCGAACTGGTTGCGCTTTACCGCCTAACCGACAACATCAAATCCCGAAACACCGAGGCGCGCTTCAATGTGGCGCCGACGCAGACCGTGCCGTTCGTGCGCCTGGATGACGCCGGCGAGCAGACCGTCGATGACGGCCGCTGGTGGTTGGTGCCACACTGGGCCAAGGAGATGCCCAAGGCGGCGATGTTCAATGCCCGCATCGAGACCGTAGACAGTTCGCCGGCATTCCGGGATGCGTTCAAGGCGCGCCGCTGTCTTATCCCGGCCGACGGGTTCTATGAATGGACGAAGGCAGACGACGGCGGCAAAGACCCGTGGCTGATCCAGATGCCCGGCGGCGCGCCCTACGCATTCGCTGGCCTCTGGGCGCACAACACGAAGTTGGACGTCACGAGCTGCACGATCATTACAGGGCCGGCGGTGGCGCCCATTAGCCAGATCCACGACCGGATGCCGATCATTCTCGACCCGAGCGTTTTTGATGCCTGGCTCAATCCGGCAACGCCCGTTGGAAACCTCAAGGGCATCCTCGGTCATCACCTTGACGGCCAGATGCAGTTCCACCGCGTCAGCAGGGATATCAATAGCTCGAAGTTCACCGAGCGGCCGGCGCCGATCATCAACTCGCTCTGAGGAACAAATCGCTGGGACGATCGTTCCTCACCCGCCACTTTCTAGGTTCAGCCTTTGCCCCGCCTCGTGCGGGGCTCTTTGTTTCGCGTGAGGTCTGCGATGGATAACGGAATGTGGGGAGAGCCGATTACGTTCGAGACTGCCACTCTCGGGAAATACTGGACCGTGACCAGCACCGCTGAGGCAGCAAGAGCATTGATGGAGAGGTGGCCGGTCACGGCCGGGCCAGCCTACGAGGCGGCGCTACGAACATGCTTGGCTGTCATGGAAGGGAAGGTCAGGCCCGCCGAGGCGCGGCAGGCCTTCTTGAATGCGGCCGAAGAGGCGGATGTGTTTATCCGGCCCTAATCTTCCGTGGCTGGTTAGCATTCTGCAACCTTTGGTGTAAATTGCAACGCAGGTCCTACATTTTGATGGGAGTTGCAGATGCAAACGTTCGCCAACGACGCTCGGAGCATGTTCCTTATAGCCAGGCAATATTACGTCGCCAATTGCTACTTACAGACACTTAGTCGCAGAGCATTTTCGCCCGAAGTGGTCACTTCAGCATTTGCGCTAGAGCTTATGCTTAAGTGCATCTTGAAGATCGAGGACAGGAAAATACCTCGCGAACACGAGTTCGACAGCCTCTTCTCACGTCTAAGCGACGAGGCTAAACGAATATTACAGAAGAAGTGGGACGACTCATATGACATTGAGGGAGCAAGGGCACTGGCCGCCGTGACTGGCCAGACGTCATCGTTAACACTATACGACGCACTCAAAAACTCCCGTCACGCCTTCAAGCAATGGCGATATCTTTTCGAAACGGGAGGTGTGGCTAGATTCGATCTAAGCGTCCTGCTTAAAGCCGCGAATGACTATATTCTGGAACGTAAACCGGAGTGGGCTAATGATTTTCCCGATCCGGATCTCGAGGCTAAGAACCTTCGGATATACATGCAAGGCCTAGCGGATGGATTGTCGCAGGCTGGTGCGACCCCTTCGCCAGGCTCGACAGAACGCGGCAGCTAATAGGCCGGCCCCTCGAAAGCGCAGTTGCTCCTAGGGCTGCTACCGACATCAGACTGAGAGGGAGGGAGAGGTCCATGTCAGCCTACCGTCGAAATAGATGCGCCGATGAGAATGCCGGCGATCAGCGAGCCGATCGCGACCGCCATGACGATCGACCAGACCGCCCGACTGCCGATCCTCTCATCGGTCACACCCGGCGCCGACAGGAATAGAAGCCCGGCGATCATGTACGAATACGGCCAGAACCCCGATATCGGCGCCTGCGACCATGCTTCAGGACGGCCCATCCAGTTGAAGGTGATGACGTAGATCCGCTGCGCCAGCACCACGAACCACACGAGGAAGATGGCCAGAATAAGCTGCCACTCCCCGCTGTCGGCGCCCTCCCTGAGTGCTCGAACCGCAGACGGCCACCACGTAAAAGTGATGATGATCGCGGTTCCGAAGGCAAGAGAATTGAAGACGTCGCGAAGTATCAGGCTCGGTACGAACAGAGCCGCAATCCAGTAAGCCAGGAACGCAAGGACGGCGAAGACGACGGCACGGTTGGGCGTGATGGTCCGGATCATGCTTGATCTCCAGAAATTATGCTGAGTACATTTTCCGCCAGTTGCCGGCGGATAGCCCAGGAAGTGCGGTTCGCCACCATCGTCACTTCAGCAGCTCGGGTTCGGTGGTGTTTGATGATCGCCTCTGCGTTCGCGTCGCGCGCAGCCGGTGCCACGGTCAGGTGCGTTACGGGTCGAGTTTCTCCGCCGAAGAATCGGCTCAACAACCTTTTCATGCCGTCCCCTTTCCGCGGAGCGCCGCCAGGAGTGCATCGTTCTGGTTCTTGTAATCGGTGGCGAAGGTGTAGCCGAGCTTCGCTTCAGCGACGCGCTCGTCATAGATTTCCTTGATCACGGCGTCCTTCGCAGCCAACTCCACCTTGTGTGCCTGCCGTTCGCTTTCCAGCTTGTTCCAGAGCTTGCCGCAGACATACATCAGCAGGAGGCACGTCGCCCCGATAAGGCCATTGGACAGATAGGGTGATGTGATGTCCTTGATGAGGTCTGGCTGCATGACACCGCCGCTATTTCGGCATCACAACGATATCCGGCGCAGCGCCAGGTGTCGGGATGTGTACCGCCACGTTCGGCGGGATTTTCTTGTCGACTTGCTGCGCCACTTCAGCCGCCTTGTCCGAGCTGGAGAACTTGAGCGTTCGCAGGATGGAGGTGACCGCCGCCACGAGCACGCCGAAAGCCATCACCAGTGCCGGCGCCTGGCCGGAGAGGATTTCGATCTGCTGCCGGATGGCAGCAACCTGTTCCTCGGTGAGCAGCCCCAGGGCGCCGACGATCGAGAGGATGGCGCCGAGCGCCACGAACATATCGCGGATGACAGTCCCGATCGGGCGGGCCGTCGTCAGCGGGGAGAGAAGCTTTTCGAACATGGGAGATCCTTTCAGGAGAGAAACTGTTTGCGCTCGGCCTGGCGGCGCGTGGTGAGGCCTTTGAGCGTCTTGCCGCCCGCCTTATTCCAGACGAGGAACTGATCGGCCGCACCGGCGCGGTCACCGGCATTGAGCTTTTTGACGAGGGTGGATTTCGAGAACGCGCCGACGCCAATGTTGAAGGCGAGCGATACGAGCGCGTCGAACTCGTTCTGGTTCAACGGCACCTTGACGGCCGCGCGAACGCCAGCTTCGAAGGTCTTGAGGTCGCGCGACAGGATCTCGTCGCTTTCCGCAGCCGTGATCTTCAGGCCTTTGGCAACACTCGGAAGGCCAGCGGCGCTGGTGTGGCCAACTCCGATCGTCCAGATACCGATGCTGTCCTGGTAGGCCGTCAGGACGTTGCCTTCGCGCTGGGTTAGGGCCTTCCGGCCGGATGGGCTTGTCGTAAGTCCGGACTGTGCTGGCGCTTCGACGATGGACGGGAAATCCGCCCATGACGCGCCGTCCCACTGCTTGGTCCGATTTCCTCTGGACGGCGCAATCCACAAGTCACCGACGCGAAGCGGAAGTTCGGGTGTATCGAGCGGTTGCGCATCCTGTCGGAAAACATTGCTCCCTTTCTTTTCGGCAGAGAGAAGGCGCTCAAGGTCTTCAAGCGCCGACAATATGCCGCCGATCGTTCCGGGGCCGTAGTCACCGTCGGCGCCTTTCGGGCCGACATAGTAGCCGAGCGCAATCAAGCGCTCCTGCACCTGCAGGGTCGTGGTCATGGGGGTTCCTTTGGTTGAGACTCGACACCCGATCGAGCGGGTGGTTCTATCGACATTGCAAAGAGACAGAGGCTACGCGCGAGCATGATCACGATCCCTGCGCCCCAAAAGACAGGCGCCCCGACCGAGCATTTCAACGTAGCGTTTGGGCCAGATGTCTTACTTGATCATCCAGCATTCGCATCAAGCATCGGTCTGACCATTGCCTACATTGCGGAGGCGGAGCGACAACTCTCAACCATCCTCAAGAGCCTGGTCGGAGGAGATACTCGGGTTATCACCGCACTCCTAGCGTCCTTCAGGGGGCATAAGCAGCTTCTTGGTGCGGTTGAAACCGCGCTTCGAACCGCTGATCGCACCTTGGATCTTGATACGTTTGCGGCGATTAGGCGGCCGATCGAAGATACGTGGGAAATCCGCGATAGCTTCGGTCATGGAATATGGGCAAGGAGCAGCGACCATCCCGGGGCCGCGTTGAGAATATCGGCCCGTCAGGTTGGCGGCATCGAGGAAAAAGCAAAGTGGCTGATAGTCGAGGGCCGGTTCACCGAAGCCTTTGAGATCTATGCTAACGTCGGCGCAGAGATTTGGACCCCGGCAGATTTTTCAGGTGCCGCGACAGCAGCGCGAGGCGTGGTGAATTCCCTCACGGCCTTTTCGGCATGTATTGCGCAATCTCCGGAGGAAGCCGATCCGCTACATAGAGCTCTGCGTAGTCAGGGTCTACTGAGTGACCCTCCCTGGAAGCTTCAGAGTCCCACTCAGCCTCCAGAAAACGACGGTACGCGTTGAATATCGCCTCAGCGACCGACCTGACCACAGGCTCGGCCTCTCGAGGGATAAGTATCGTGGGTCCAACGTCGGTCATGTTTTCACTCCACAGGCCGGTTCGAGTTGAGGCGATGCCGGCGATTAGCGTTTTTCGAGCCAAGCGCTCATGTCGATCTTATTGAGGTGATCCCTGATCGATGCGACTTCTGCAATCAAGGTCCGCGCCTGCGATCCATCCGCTGCCGACGCCGACTGGGCCGCCGCCACGCCAGCAAGGTCGGACTGAATTTTGTCGACGCGATCGTGCAGCCGCGTGACAGCATCGGCGATCGTGGACAGGCTTCCGCCCGTATCGGCAAATCGGCGCGCGACAGAGAGATCTTCGCGCATGCGGGCCATGTCGGCGGCATATTCGCCGACAACATCGATGATGCTCCTCGGCGCACCCTGACCGAGAAGGAAGGCCTTGAAGACGATGCGCTCGATCTGTTCGCGCACGTCACACCAGTCGTCGGAGTTCTCGATGGCGCCGACTTGATCATTGGCCCAATCGGTGAATTCATTCGTGTCCATTTTAACCCTCCGGCCAGATAAAGTTCGGCAACTCGCCAAGAAACGCATCGATCGGCGGTATGCCGCGCTCGCCGGCAACGGCCTTGGCAAGTTCCGCCGTGGCAAACGTCCAGACCGCCGATCGCCATGTAAACAGCGCTTCGGCTTCCGCGGCAAACTGCGGATTGGCATCGCCCCGGTACGAGATTGCCGAGAGGACGGAATCATACCCTCGTTCCCGCGCCTTCGCGTCGACGAACTCCTGCACCGCCGTGCCATAGGTCGATACGAGCCCGGCCCGACGCGCCTCTTCCTGCTGCTCGGCCGAAACCGCTTTTGAGAAATCGATCCGGGTCAAGGTGCGGCCTCCTGCGACAACGAGGGCATGGGGATGGACATCAACACGCCGTCATCAGGGTTGATCAGCGGCGCCGGGTTCGCCTGTTCCGGCGTCGGCTTCGCCGGCATCGGAACAAGGATGCACAGTTCCAGCGCCCCGTCGACCCGCCGGACAGGGCCAGCGATGAACGCACTGTCGATCGCTTCAGGTTCCAGCATCGCCCCGTCGGCGAGTGGGCCGAAGTCCAGCGCGATGCCGTTGATCGTGATGACGTCTCCGACCTTCGAAAGCTCGAATGCCGCGTCTTCCAGCGGACGGAAGGGAGAGAGAATGATCTTCATCAGAACCACCTGCCAACCCATACGGCATCGACGACATAGGTCGTCGCGCTGCTCGTCGCCGGTCGGTAGAGGATGACACCACCGCCATCCGTCGAGGTCTGCGGCGAGCTGCTGGAGCCAAGCCAGCACTGGGCGCCGCCCGGTTCCCGCGAAAAGGCCATGCGCCGCGGTGGCGAGACGAAGGCGGCGGCCATGGTGCCAAGCGCGATGTTGCCCGAAACAAACACGCTGCCGACCGCGGTGCTGATCGGCCCGAGACCGGTCACGGTCTTGAAGCACATCTGCGTGCCGTCAGCCCAGCGGATATATTCCCCGTTGGCGTTCGACCCGTATTCCACGATCGCACCCGTCGGGACGCCGCTCGCCTGCGCCACCGTACCGACGATATCCTGCATCACGCCGGTATTGGCGCCGGTCGACCGGAAGAATTTCCCGGCGCCACCGGAGAGCGCGGTGAAGGCGCGGGCATGCGCCGTGAAGTCAGCCAGCGCCATCGTGCCGGCGCCGGTGAAGTAGGCGATCTTGTTGGCCGCCGAGGCGAGCAGCGAGAAGGCATAGAGGATGCCGTTGGTGATACTGGACAAGACGGCATTCATGGCCGTCAGCCCGCGCGTCATGTCGCCGACGAAACGGATGCGATAGCTGTCCGATGCCCGCGTTGCACCCGGCCATGCCTCGGCGAGCGTAATGCTGGTGTTGCTGTTCACCGACAGGATTTCGGCTTGCAATCCGCCGGCAACGAAGATGTCGCCGGCTTGCGCGCCGCTGGTCAGCCAGGACGTGCCGCCAACGCCGACGACGGCGGTGCTGCCGTTGGCGATCGAGGCTGTGCCGGTATTGTAGCTGGAAGGGAGCGCCATGGATCAGCCCTCCGCTTCCGGCTTTTTCGGGCGCGGCCGGCGCTTCTTCTGGTCCGTCGCCAGCTTGATGACCTTCGCTTCCAGATCGGAGACGCGCGCCAGCAGGCCATCGCGTTCCTGACCAAGCGCTGAGAGCAAAGTGCCCTGCTCGCGCGCCAAATGCGCCAGTTTCAGATTGCGATCCTTCAGGAAGTCGATAAGGGCCGCGTCCTCCTGCAGGGCTACCGCAGGATGAATATTGATGGTGGTCATGGGATTTCCCTCGTTCTGCTTGGGAGGAAGGCCCGCTATCGCGCGCCGGAAACGATGATTGTGACCTTGCCGGTGACGAGTTCGGTCGAGACGTCTCCGGTTTCCGGGTCTTCGATCAGCTGGCCGCGCGCATCGGCGACCTGGCGCTTGATCTCGCCCGTCTTGTCGTCGGCCATCAGGCAATGCATCTGCACCACGCCGTCGAGCAGGACGGTCACCCGTTGGCCGGCATCGACGGTTCGTTGCCACGCGGCATGGCCGCGCGTGCGCTTTTCGACAGAGATTCGCATGTGAGTTCCTTCAGGGGAGCGGAATGCCGAGGACGAACCAGCGGATGCCGACCATGGGCTTTTCATCCATGACGTTGACGATCTCGCCGCCGCCGGCCTCCCTGTAAAAGGTGTAGCGGGGCCGGCCCTTCGCCGTGTAGAACGTCGCTTCCGTCTGGCTATATCTGCAGTAGGAGCCGTCGCCGGAAAGCCCCCCATCGGAAAGGCTGTTCTGGAAGCGGCGGTTGACGCGCGGCGCGCGGATTTCTTCTGTCAGGCCCGAGCCATGCACCGTCATGTATTTGACGTAAGGGAAGAAGCCGGCCGCGTCGTAGGAAACGGTCGTTGCCGTCGGCGCGGCGAGGCTCCCGGTATGGGTCGGAACCGAGAAATATCCATCGGCCAGGATCTGGATGACCGGGCGACGGCTGTCGAGAATGATGTCGCTGAAGCGCGGATTGGAAGCCGCACCGGGCCGCAGGAACTGTGTGACGTTTTCCCCGCCCTCGTCGAACTGCCGGAGCACATCGTTCGCCCCACTCGACGGCCCGAGAGGGTCGTAGCCATAGACGATGAACCGGGCGCGGCAGGCCTTCTTCGTGTTGTTGAAGCGGATCAGCGAACCATCGGTCCAGTACTCCACGCCATAGTTCGAATTCCCATCCGACAGCTTCATCGGATAGTGGATCTCGCTCGCCGACGCGTCGTAGCACGACATGTCGATCGCCGTGAGGGCCGGGAGGGTGATGCCGACATTGAACGAAGATGCACCCAGCGGAATCGCGATGTCCGCCGCAGCGATGACGTTGAGCGGGCGACCTGTCGCATCGAACGCGAGCTGCGAGGGCGTCGCCACATCGACATCATAGCCGGGCTTCGCCACCTTGCATTGCGTCGACGAAATCAGAACCGTTTCCTTGCCTTCCGGGTTTGGTGACGGCAGGGCTGGCCCGTCCAGCGCGGTGTTGTTGCCGGGCAGATTGTAGACGATGAGGACGTGGTTGTATCCGGAGTCTTGGTCGTTCGAGTTGTAAGCGCTGGAACTGAAGGCGATGCCGTAATCGAGGTTCACAGGGGCGCCGCCATCGCTGACCTCCATCCGTCGCGACCAGGTTCCGGTACCACCTGTACCGTTAAAACCACCCAGAACGCCGGCCGGGCCGTAACTGGCTCCGTACGTTCTCTCCCGCATATTGCGTCCTCGATACCGATCATTGCTGCGCCATATCGGGAGAAGGTCAAAGACAGGCATACTATAGCGGACATCGGGATATCGAACGGTGCCCCGCACGTAGTATGTCGATTCCTCAAAGCGATTATCCGAATCGATACGCATGAGGCCAAAGGTCGATGCAGAGGCGGAGGCCGGGCTTTTCACATAACGCGGGCTCGAACCTCCCCAGACCACGTAAGGACACTCGTCGAGTTCGGGCGTTGAAAGCTGGTTCGTCCATTTCGAGCTAAAGTAAAACCGTTCCCGCCGCTCATCGCTCGTCGTGATGGGGTCATAAGCGCCCTTCGTGATCTTCACGCAGGCGACACCAGTGCTGTCCTTGCCGATCAGGACTTCGGTCATGACGATATCCTGATCGTGCCGGCATTGAGGTCGATCCGCATCTTGCCGTTGAGGCTTTGCAGCACGCCGGCATTGACCGTCCCGATATTGGCGACGTTCATGATGACCTGGCCGCCGGAAACGACGAATGGCTTGTCTCGGTTGCTTCCGTTGCGAACAGCGAATTGATCAGCGTCGATGAGGAAGACACTGTCTTGGCTCTCATCGGAGGGAACATCGATATAGAAGCCAGCGCCGCGCTCGACGCCCGACGAAGTGTACTTGGCCCGCGCCGCAATCCGAGCATAGCCGCTGGGTCCGGCGATAGTCGTCATGCGGAACCGGGCGCCCGCAGAGTTGCCATTGACTGTCGCAGAGATGCTGTCCACCAGGTCCGCAGTGGCTTGGATACGTGTGTCAGCTACCGCGACCCACGTTGTCCCATCGTAACGTTTGGCGAGGTTTCCGTTCGCGATGTCAAACCAAACATCCCCAGCGCGTATAGGGATAGCTGTCGTGCCTGTAGGCTGAGTGGAACTGCGATATATCTTGTTCTTCGCATCAGCCACGGCGACGACGTTCGTCACGTCGGTACGGATGACGGAGAGCCCCGTAGCCTTGCCCCCGCCCGGTTGCGCATCATCCCATCCAAGTTCGGACTGGATGGACGTGATCGCCGCCGCCGAAGAGGAGACGCGCGCGTCGGTGACATCGACCCACCCCGAGCCATTCCACCGTTTTGTCAGGTTGTCGTTTGCCGTGTCGGTCCAAAGATCGCCGGCCTGCAATGCATATCCACCACTGGGGTTGGCCGGGGCCGTCGGTTGCCTGAACGTCCGGTTCTTCGCGGATGCCATACCAAAGGAAATGGCAACATCCGCCTTGAGAATGCTTAAGGCCGTCGCCCGCGAGCCGCTTGGCTGACCGTCATCCCAGCCCAGTTCCGCTTTCACTTGCGTGAACGCCGTGCCAGCCGCGGCGGTCAGCAGTTCGTTGGCGGTAAGCCGGCTGTCGAGACCCTGAACTGCACTCACCTTGGCGAGGTTCGGAAGCTCCGCCTGCGTCTTCGTCAGCGCGGTGCTGACGACGGAAAGATTGTCGTTCGTCTGCTCGATCAGCGTCGTCAGCGACTGCGACACATCCGCGACGATCTTCTTGTTCTCGATATTCGCAAGGAACTGCTGGAAGCCCTGCTCCATCAGCTGCGAGGCCATCGGCAACAGTTCATTGCGGATCGACGTCACCGCCTTGCCGAGGCTCGATACGCCGCCAGCATCCAGTGCCTCGATATCGTTCTCAAGCGCCTGCACACTCTCGATTGAGGCCTTGCCTTCGATCTCCGTTTCCAGACTGCCCAGCACCGCACCAAAAGCCGTGAGGCCATCTTCGGTGAGCTCGACGCGGGTGTCGATGGCGTTCACCGCTGTCGACAGGGCATTGAGGCCGGTCGTCGGGCTGTTGATCGCCGCCTGCAAGACGGTGATGTCGCTCGCCTGCGCATCATCGGCCGAGATGCGCGCCGTGCGCTCCGCCAGCAGTTCCGCGCGCGATGCACCCGGCGACGGGCTGCCGATGCCGACCCAGTCGATAAGGAAATAGTTGCTGGGCGACTGCGCGGTCGAAAGGTCAATGCGGATGGAATCGATCGTGTTCGACCAGTCCATCTGAAAGGTGATGACGCCATAGCCGTTCCCATCATAGGACGGTTCGGAAATCGTGGTGCGCCGGCCGCTGTCCCATGTCGTGTCGGTGGTCGTCTTCCACCATGCATACCCGACCCATGTCGGCGTTCCGACCTTGCGGACGCGGGCACGCACCTGCCGGTAGGCGGTGGCCTGGATGGCAAGGCCCGTCGGCGAAACCACATAGGGCGTGCTCGCCTGATCGGCCGGTCGGAGGGCGCCGGAGGCATCGAACGTCGGCGTGCCGTTGCCGGTCCATCCCTCGACGGTCGAAACGAAGTTCCACAGCTGCGCCGGGTCGAACTGGTTCAGCGTGCCGACCGAAAGCAGCGCGATCTGCTGGGCAAGCGCGGCAAGCCCGTCGACGGATGCCGTCTCGATTTGCCCGACAAGCGCCGTCAGCGTCGAATTGCCGGTTTCCAGCCGCGTCAGTCGCTGCACCAGCCCGCTATTGTCGCCGGTCGCGACGACGATGCGCTGGTCGAACTCGGCATAGACGTCGTTGACACGCGCCGTCAGCAGCGTGCGAAGCTGCTCGACGTGCTGGTAGCCCTCGAAACTGGCATTGGCGAGGAGGTCGCGAACAGCCCCGACTTCATCGATCAGCGCGCGATAGCGGCCGGCGAGAAGATGCGTCTCGGCAACGCGCTGCTCCTGCTCTTCGAGGATCTGCGTGACGCGGGCGTCCGTCTCCGCCTCAATCTGGTTTTCCAGATCGTCGATCTCGGCGCCCATGAAGTCTTCGAAGTCTTCGAAGCGCTCGTTCAGCTCCTCCACCATGCCCGGCAGGTAGACCGGCGCGGTGCTGCCGGAAGTAGTCACCCATGGCGTCCAGGTCTTCAGGCGATCCGGCTGCGTGACGATCGTGGCACGGGCCGAGTATGGCGAGCCCGGCACGATGTTGGTGCCGGTTTCATCCGTTCCCTCTTCCGGCTGGTCGCAGCGCCATTTCTGGATGGTCTTGCCTGTGGGGTCGACCCCATCGAAATACTCGAAGCGCACGGCGACGATCGACGGATCATCCGGCGGCGTCCAGGTGAACTGCAGCGTCGGGTATTCCGTGCCGTCAGGGCCAGTCAGCAGGCCGACGGCAACGCCAAAGTTCTGCACGGTCGAGAGCAGCGACGGATTGAGCGGAGCCGTCGGCGGAATGACGATCGGGCCGGGCTCGATGTCCTCGTCGTCGTAGATATCGGCGCCGGTCTCGGAGAGCTTCAGCGTCACGCAGAAGCGCTCGTCGAGCGACCATTGCGTGATCATCCACGTCTTGCCGCGCCAGGTGATCCACTCGCCTTCCTGCACCTTCATGCCGACGCGGCGGCTGACGGGCAGCGTCGCCGTGCCGCCCTTGCGGTTCTGGCGGTAGCGAATGTTCAGAAGATACTGCGCGATATCCGGGTCGGTGACCTGCAGGAAGTCGTTGCTTACCTGCCGGGTGCGCCCATCCTCAGCGACATCGAGGTTCACATAGATCGGCTTCAGGCTTTCCGGGTTCCACATCGCCTCGATCGAGGTGAACTGGCCGGACATGTGGTTGTACCGGTCGAAGAATTTTATGCAGCTAAATCAATTTAGTAGCGTCGTTTGCCGCGTCATTGCCGCGCCGAGATCCGCTGCGATCGCTGCCGAGGCCTGCCGCAGGCGGTCATCTTCCGGGAAAAGATGGCCATAAACGTCGTACGTGATTGTCACCGACGAGTGCCCCATGACTGTCTTAAGATTGATCGCAGGGAGGCCGTTTTCAATAAAGAGGCTTGCCGCTGCGTGGCGTAGCGCATGGGGGCTAAATAACGGTCGATCGCCAACCATCAGTCCCGCCTTTTTCATCAATGGTGTCCAGAACATTTTGTTCTGGTTGACGGTGATGGGCTTCCCGATTTTGGTGACGAGAACATGGCCAGAGGGCAGATTCTCCAAGTCCGGCTCTTCATCTTTTCGGAGAAAGGAGCGGAGCTTTGCCTTCCGCAGGGTGATATCGTGGTAGTCGCGGTTCCACCGTTCGGCGTTTTGCGTTTGCCAGTACCGAATAACCTCCAGCAGTGCAAAGCGGATTGGCGCCGACATCGGGACGTCGCGCACGCCGGCTTGCGTCTTCGGCTCCTTGAGCCCATCGTGATAGCTCTGGCTATGGCGGATGTGGATCACTTCCTTGTCAAAATCCACGTCCGACCACTGGAGGCCTGCTATCTCGCCCTTACGTAAACCGCCGAAAGCTCCCAGGCACACGAATACGAGCCTGTTTACCCAAGTCAGCGCCTGCTCGTTTTCGAGGTCCAACGCAGCGCTGATGAGCGTCTTCAATTCGGCTTTGCTAGGGACATAGACGCGTCGCTTTCCTCCACGAGGTAAAGAGACCGGATCGTCTCTGAGAATGTTCCGCTTGGCCCACTTCTTCTTGACGGCATACGCCAGCAGCAAATGAAGAACGTCGTGGATCTTCCTAACCGTCGTCTGGGAAAAATCGCCAATCTTCTCATCAATCACTGCCTGGACGTGATGGGCCTCAAGGTTACACAAGCGCAGTGCGCCGATTGACGCGACGACATGGTTTTCCAGAACATACCGGTATGACGCTAGCGTCTGTCCGGTCATGCGGTCGCCAACCTTCCGCCGCCGTTCGCAGTTTCCGAGGAATTCCTCGACCGCCTTTGCGACCGTGACGCTCTCGCTCTTATGGGTGTGAACCCCCGCCTCTATATCCGCCTCAATACGAATTCGAGCGCGGTCAGCATCCTTCTTGGATTTTTCCGTGAGCATACGGCGCTTGCCGGACTGATCGGTGTAGTCGACAACCCAAGCTGTCCGCTCCACCCCCTTGTGTGTCCATACCCGTTTGCGAACTGAAGCCATGGTTACACCTCCTGCTCTGCTTTTCTGACGTTGTTGATGATAGCCGGTGCATGCTCGCCGCCCATGGCGGTATAGACCGGGATGGCTTTGTCGAGGATCGGCTTGAGGCCTGCGCGCCAGTAAAGCGACCGCTCCTCACCATTGAAGGCATGCTTGGGGAACTCGACACGGCAATAGCCGCGCTTCTCCAGAACGAGCCGGCAGTTCCAGATCTCCATGAAGCCGAGGGATAGGTCGAAGAACGCTATGCCGATATCGCCATTCTCTCGCTCACGCGGTGCATTGACGATCTCCATGGATGTGATTGTGAAGGTTACACCTTCCGGGAGGGATGCCACTGGCATTGAAATATCCTTTCTTTGAGACGATAGGCCCGGCCACGGATGCAGCCGGGCCGGTTGATCAGCTTGCTTTACGCTGACTGTCGGGGTCGCATTGGTCGATGATCCACAGCGCGCAGTCCCCGAGAAATTCGCTCGCGTAGGCGATGCACTTGGCGGCTTTCAGCAGGAGGATTGCAATCATGAGGGCGATGATCTTCATGACCGCTCCCCTTCAATTGTCACGTCGTCGGGAAAAGCCGCCAACGCGTCTTCCAGCTTCAATGCGAATGGAACGAGCATGGCGAACATCGCTTGCACGCCGTCGATTTGCCCGCGGAGCGCCGGCGGGCCGCAGACCGGCTGAAGGCCGAGCACCATGTCGTTCAGGATGAATAGTCCTGAATTCAGCTGGTTGAGGCCGGTTTTGACGTCCGCGAGGTCGGTAAGCCTTGCCTCCCTCATCGCGGCACCAACGTGGTGAAGATGCTGCCGTCTTTGAGAAGGTGATGCCGAGTGCCGATAATCTCGCTGTAAGGCTCCCGGCGTGTCTTGGCGCGAAGCAGCATCTCAGCCGCCAAGATCGAGCCGGTGCCGTCGTAGAGCGCGTCCGGCTCGTAAGGGCGCCATTCGTCTTCCGAGCCGCAATAATCCGTCTCGTCGCCGTTCTGGTCGAGTTCATCGTCGTCGTGCGGCTCGTCAAGAATGTCGCCGCCGTCTTCGTTCTCGACCTCGCATTCGTCTTGGCCCCAGACGCGCGGCCAGTCCTCTTGCGACCGGCAAACGTAGTCGTTCGATGCGCCAAGGGTCGGTTCGTCGTCGCTGCCGTCCTCGTCGTCTTCGAGCGGGTTAGTGCCTGTGTCCCCGCCTTCGGCATACGACTGGTCGCGCTCGTCACCGTTCGCTTCAAGGTCGGGGTCGCCCTCGGCCGCGTCGAGCAAGTCGATAAGCCGTTCAATCGACATGGCGATCGCGGCGCGGTTGCCGTGGGGAATGAAAAACAGCGTGCCGTCACGCCTCTGAATATCAGGGTAGTGTTCCATGGTGGTTCTCTCGGATCGAACCGGCTTCTCACGGCCGGCGGCGTATCGTCTTCTCACAGATCGATCAGCCTATGCCGGTGACAGACCGGCAGCCGGGGGGTGAGAACCAGCCGAGAGACTGGCGCGACGTTTTTAAGGTTTCCCTCTGGACAGAACGGCGCACCCCGGCCATAAAGGTCGGGTCGCATCCGTGCCGCCAAGCACGCGCGTCGAGGAACTGCGAAGCGCACTCCTCATTCAACCGCCGCCCAACGCCGCCAAGCGTCAGGGCAATTCCTGCCAAGGAATTGTGTGCGGTCTATCTCGGTCCGGGTTCTCACGCCCACGGACAACTTGCCTGATTTGATACCGACATTCAAGCACACCCTCGCCAAAGGGTGGATGCTTGCGTTGATTATCGACCTCTGCCACCGTTGCTCGCGAGGGTAGATTCGGAGGGGTGAATGGAAACCTGCGCGGGGTTCTGGGATTTTTGGGCGGGACTAAATCTATCGTCAGTGCAATGGCTCGAATGGGCAAAAGCAGCTTTCGACCTTCTAAAGGGCATCGCGTGGCCGGCCGCAATTTTTTGGCTCGTATTCCTATTTCGAAAGCAGATTCGCGAGCGTATCCCCCATGTCATTGAGGTCGGCCCCACTCGCGCTCTTTTCCAACAACCCCAAGCTCAGCCAATCAAGGCAAACGCCAGCATTGACGGGTCGCCCGACAGATTGGCTACGGTCGTCGAACTTGAAAAGGATGTTAAAGCGCGCCTCGAAAGGATTGCTCCCGAGTACCGCGAAGTCGAGCTAGTACGAGCTGTTGCGGAAAGTCGCCTTGTCGCAAACTTTGAGTATATTTTTGCCAGCATTTTTGCTTCCCAAATTGACTTCCTTCTTGAACTCACGAAAAGCCCACGCGGTGAGGGTGACAGCGAGTTGTATTTCACCCAGAGCGTCCTGTCGAAGGACAGCGAATTTTTTTCTGAAATCGGATTTGAACGATGGCGAGCATACTTGCTATCTCAAGAACTCGCGGTTTTGCACGAAGAGAAAATAGAAATCACAGACAAAGGAAAAGATTTTCTGTGGTGGGTCGAGAGGGCGAAACAGGGATTTATTAGACCAGGATGATCAAATCGATTCTGCTGCCCCTAACTCTCCTAGTCGGGCTTATTGCAACGGGCTTTGTTTGGCTAGGAGGCGTCCGTATCATTGTCATCCAACCCATCGGCGCGTTGCCCGACGGGGTGACGGCGATTGTCGCAGGCCTCAGCAGCGTAAACCTGCTCGATAGCCCCGACGCAATCTGCAACCGACATGAGGGAGGCGTCAGCCTACTCTGCCGGGGTCGTGAAGCTGCAGCCATCGCCGAAAAAGGAAGGATTCTTCTGCGCCTTCCGTACAGCGAGACGCTTTTTCGAATGACTGGTGCGCCCAGCGGCAAAGGACGAAGAGTATGATCATGCGCTTTATTCTGATGGGCGTGCTCTTAACTTCTACCGCGCCCGCGCACGCGGGATTTGTCCAACAAAACGATTCAATCGCGCTTGCCGCCATTTCCGGAGCGTTCGACACCATCGGAGAGCAGTCGGGTTTGTCAGCAAAGGATTTCGCCGCAGCCAAAAGAAGCGCTATAACCTGGTACCATTTAGGCCCTTGTGAAGGCAGCACGAAGCACATTGATCGCCAGCTCGCCCACGGCGTCATATCGTTGACCGCATCGCCTGATCCGCGGAGCCCATTCGTTGCGGCAACGCTGCAAATGATTGCGATAATGGCCGTTCAGAACTTGGGCCGAGAGGCACCAAAGTGGCTTTGCGACTACGTCGGAACGCTTGCAACCAGCAATTAAGCGACCCGGTTGGACCACCCGTTTAACATACGGGCTTGATTAACCGCCAAGCATCACATCGAGCATGCCAGCGGTGAGCGGCGTAGTGGATATTGGCGGCAAGGTCTTCACGCCCTCGGGTGCAGGTGTCGTCTTTTCCCGTGCGTATTCCATCCACACTTCATCCATGGCGCGCAGGACGGCGATGTGGCGCGGTTCCACGGGCCAGCAGGTTGAGCGCGCATAGGCCTCAATCTCGCCGTAGCTGATCGGCTCAGGCCCGGCGAGGCCGGCGCGACGAGTGCGGCTGAGGTCCAGAAACCAACGCCAGAGTAGTTCGCCGCCGGCAGGCACCTGCATGACACAGGCACCTTTCGCCTCAAGCTGACGCTTCAGTTCCGCGCAGAGGAGCTTTTCAAGGTTCATAGATGAACACCTCGGTTGCCGAGAACGAGCCCGAGCGGTCGCCCCACGATTTCGGCGCCTGCACGCTGCCCGGATCGATCATCATCACCGTCGCGGGCTTCTCGAAATCCACCACGGCGGCGGTGTTGAAGTTCTGCGTGTCGAGCCCGAACATGATCCTCAGCGAGACAACGCCGCTGGAATTGGCGGTCGCGTCGGCCGTGATCCGGTGGAGCGAACGCGTCAGGAGGGTCATGCGGAACTCGACATAGTCACCGGCCGAGAGCTTGAAGCCCGCCGGCAGGCCTGAGACGACGACGTTCCGGCTGTCGGTGATGGTATCGAGGACAGCACGGCCGTCGAATGCCCCGCCCCCCGCTTTCGTGCCGGACAAGGGCTTCCCCTCGTCGTGCGCGATGGGTCGCGGCCTGGACAGGTCATAACCGATGAAGGGCGAGCCGCGCGGGCCGGACTCCATCACGAAAGCATCAAACCGGCCGTACTCGACCTCTTCCAGCGGCACCGTCTTGAACGATGCGCGCCAGTAAGGGGTCATGCTCGACATGATTTCCGAGCGACGCCGTTCCATCATGCTCACGTCGGAAGGGTCAACCGGGTCAAACTGGCAAGCGGCCCAAAGGACTGCCGGAAGTTCCATAGGATCGGGCATCAGTAATTCCCTCCATTCTGACGGACGTTTTCGAGGTCCACGTTGTTTTGCCGGACGATCTGCACAGTCTGGTCTTTCGCCTGATCAAGCACTTGGGCCAGCAGCTCGGGCGAAAGCGTGATCTGGATGACGGAACGAGAGATCGGGGCAGCGGCGCTGGATGCCGCGGAAGCCTGGTTGAACCGGGTGTGGTCGGTCACGGTCTCGCGCGGGTGAAGGATGGCCGGGAAGCCGCCTTTCCCATCGATCCCGCCCGAGCGAGAACCCATTCCAGTGTATCCGCCGCCGTCGAAGGAAGGCATGCGCATCCCGGCCCACGGATCGGCCTTGGCTCCACCGCCGAAGATCCCGCTAAACAGCCCGCCGAGCAGGCCGCCGCCGCTTCCGCCCGCCGCGTTGTTCACCTGAAAAATGCTGTCGAGCACATCGTCGAGGACAGTATCGGCGATGCGTTTGAGGCTGTTCACCGCCACGTCGCCAAGGGCTTCCCAAAGGCTTTTGCCGTCTTCCAGCGCGCCGGCAAGATCATCGATCGCCGAGCGGGTCAGGTCGCGATAGAGAAGCGTGCGCTCCTCGGCCAGGCGCTTGGCCTCCTCTTCCTTGTGGATCGCTTCGGTGAGGGCGACAACCTGATCACGCTCTTTCTCGGTTGCAGCCGCGCCGGCCTGCCTTGATGCGGCTGCGGCGCGCTTCTCCGCATCGCTGGCGTTGACCAGGCGAAGCTCTTCCTCCAGTTCGGCGATGAGGTCTTTGATCGCTTGGCGCTCACGCTCTGCGGCAGCAATGGATGCGGCGCGAGCTTTCCCGCCTTTACCGCCACTGTCGGCCGGCGCGGTGTACTCGGGTGGTGTCCAGGTGCGATCCGTTGTTCGCTCGCGCGCATCAGTCCGCTTATAGAGGATGCCTGCGATTTGGGCGTCGCGCTCGTTCAGCTTCGCAAGCTCGCGATCGATTTCATCCATCCGCCCCTTCGCCGCCGGGCCGTTTGGATTTCGGTAAAGTAGGTTCGCGCTATCGCCGGCAGCGATCCGCATTCGCTCGTTTTCGAGATCGACGCGCTGCATTCCCATGTCGGCCTGGGACTTCTGCAGAAGCGAGCTGCGCTGTTCCTCGAAGTCCTTCAAGCCCTCAATCATTTCCCAGATGGTGTCGGAGACAGATACGAGCGCGCTCTTCACCTTCACGCCGATGGTCATGGAAATGGCATCGAACTTGCGGTTTACCTCTGCCGCCTTCTGGATAAGCTGATCATCCATGATCACGCCAAGCTCATTCGCCGCCTGAATCTGATCGCGGATTGCGCCCTCGCCTTGCTCCAGCAGCGCGACCATGCGCTCGCCGCCGGTGCCGCCGAAGAGTTCATCGAAGATGCGGATACCGGCCGCCGTGTCCTTCATCTGCCGGGTGCGCTCGATGATGAGCAGCAGCAGCTCGGACGGGTCTTTCAGCTTTTCCTTGATCTCCTGCGGCGTCAGGCCGAGGCGCTGGAATGCTTCGGCCGCCGAACCTTTGCCGGTGACGGCGAACTCGTCGGCGCGCAGCTGCAGTTCCTTCAAGCCGTCTGTGATGGCATCGATCGGGATACGGGCTTGCTCGGCGACGAACTTCCACTCCTGAAAAACCTTGGTGGAGAGGCCTGCCATCTTTGCCTGGTCGCCGACTTCAGCCACCGCGTCGGCGACCTGATGCACCTGGGAGAGGATGCCAGTAAACCCGCCAGCGACCATGCCGCCGACGAAACCGCCGATCATGGCTTTGCCGAAGGCCCCAATTTTCGTGGAAGTCGTGGCGAGCGCCTGGTTTATCCGGGTGGTGGAGCGGATCATGTGCTCCTCCATCTGGTCGGTCGCCCGTTTCGAGCCGAGGGACATTTCGCGATAGGTCTTCCCGGTGATGCCGCTCGCCTTCGCCATGTTCTTTTCGAGGTCCTTGATCCTTGCCTCAAGCAGCACGATCAAGCGTTCTTCATCATCAGCCATGGGTCAGCACTCCGCAAAAGCCCAGTTTTCAAAGTCATCGCCTGCGTTGTCGTAGAAGGAACCGCCGCCACCGGCCGCCGCGCGCCGCACCGCCATTGCCGCCGCGACGGCGCCGTCAATCGACATCCACAGCTTGGGCTTGGTGAGGCGTACGATATGCCCCTGCGTGTTGCGTTGAGCCTCAGCGTTCGAAAAGCAGAGGCGCAAGACGGGGTGCCCGTCGTGGCGTAGGCGTCGCCCTATGACAACGCGCTCCAGCTCCTGAAGCGCCGGCATCATCGTGAGAGGGCCTTGCCGCATCTCGACGGCCGGAAAGCCGTCCTCGTTGAGGTTCGCAAGGGTGGTCGCGGCAAGCGCCGGGTCGAACGCGATTTCCATGACGTTGAATCGGGCGCAGAGTTCACGAATGACAGCTTCGACCCTTCGAACATCAATCACGTTGCCGGGGGTTGCTTCGATGTGGCCTTCCTCAGCCCAGGCGATGTAGGAGGCGCCGGAAAGGTCCTGACGGTCGCGAAGGTTCTCTGTCGGGCAGAAGAACCATGGATGGACGATGTAACCCTCATCCCCATCGGGCCACGCGGCGACGATGACGGAAAGGTCCTTGCTGGACGAAAGATCGACGCCAAGCCAGCACGGCCGGCGCTCCGCCTCGAGGTCGATTAGCTCGACCGCGCCGGCGCACTCGTCATACGCCTCCATGTCAAAGGCCGGGTCATCGGTGCTATCCAGCCAGATATTGAGGTTGAGCTGCTTGAAGGCTTCGCGGTCGCCGATGCGGCGCTCGCCCTCGAATGCCATCTGGCGCAGGCCTTCGATATCGGGATAGCCGTGAGCAAGGCCGGGGTTCACCCGGCGCCACACCTCTTCATCGCGCCAGTCATCATCGGGGGTCGCCTCGAAAAGCACCGGCAGGATGGACGGATCGTCCACCTCGCCGCGCGCCACGCGCCGCGCATCGTCCACGATATCCCAGGCAATGTTCTCCCGGCCGCGCCCGGCCGTCGTCGCCACGACCAGCAGGCTTCCGGCCGTCTTGACCAGACCGGAGCGGAGCACGTCCCAGAGGTCCCGCTTCTTCCAGGCGTGCAGCTCGTCGGCCAGAACGAAAACCGGCGTACGGCCGTGCTGGGTGCCCGCGTCGGCGCTGATCGCCTCGCAGAAGCTGCGGGCGGTCGGATAATAGAGCTTGTTGCGGTAATCGAGGTTGCGGACCTTCGGCGCAATCTTCTTGTGCGCCCAGACGAGGCCGCGCGCTTCCTCATAGGCGATGCGCGCTTGCTTCCGATCGGAGGCGGCCGTGATGACTTCGCCGCCCGGCACGCGCTCCGGGCCGATTGTATGGAGCAGCGCCAGCGCCGCCGACAGCGAGGTCTTGCGGTTGCCGCGCGGCAGGAGAAGCACGACGGTTCGGACGATCCGGCTTCCGTCTTCCTTGCGCGGGCCATAGATGCGGCGCACGACGCGCTCTTGCCAAGGGTCGAGCTGGAACGGCTTGCCGGACTTCGGATGCTTCAGCATGCGCAGGAACTTCACCGCGCGCTCGCCGAAGCCTTGCGGGTCGGGTATTTCCGAGCCGTCATAGACCCACTCAGGAAACGTTGCACGGGTCTTCGCCATCGTCCTCGTCCTCTCTAACCGCCGGCCGCGAACGCGACACCGGCGTTAAGCCGAGTTCGGCCGCCAGCAACCGCGCCCGCGTCATGGCGTCGGACTGGATACCCACGGCCGGGTTGCGCTTCATGCCAAGGCTGAAAATCTCGCCGTCCTTTTCCTTGAATTGCTCAACAACATGCCCGTGGCGCTGAAGGTGCTCCTCCATCTCCCGAACCTGCCCGATCGCTACGCAGTAGTTTTCGAGGCTTCCGAGGTCGGCCGTGGTCAGGATCTTCCGCTTGATCAGGATCGGCAGGACGCGGCGCCATTCCTTTTTTGCTTCGCCCGATAGCCACGACGGGGCGGCCGGCGCCTTGCGCACCGCTTCATTGTCGACGACGAGACGCGGCTTGCTGCCCCTCATTCGGACCTCACGGCTCGAAGCTCCAGCCCCTTGCGTCGGCCGATCTCTTTCGTTTCCTTGATGTTGAAGGCCTCGCCCTCGTATTCGATCCGGTCGGATGTGGTCACGCTGGCCAGCCAGCGGGTGCGGAAGATGATCACCGTCTCGTCAACGGCGCCGCCCCGGATGAATTCCTCGGTGCTGCTCTGGATGATCTGGGCGCGCAGCGTGGCCTTGTCGGTCCATGTCTCGACGGGCGTGCCGTACTCGTTCACCGTGTTCGTGAACCCCTGAATTTTTATGGTGCGATCAAGCTTGCCGGCGCGCATCAGGTTATCTCCTGCACCAGGGCGTTGATGGTGACGACGGCATGCGAGGTCTCGCCATCAGGATCGCGAAGGAAGCGGGCGGACTGAACGTAGCAATCGGCGAAGTGGAAGCCCTCCAAAACTCCGAAATTCGGAGTTTTGATTGCCGCCCGGATCGCCCCGGCAATGGCTTTGACACCCTCGGTGCTCGGCTCCTTCTTCCAGATATGCAGGTCGAGATAGACGCGGATCAGCGTGCGGGCGATGCTGTTGCCCTCGTCCACGCTCTGACCTTCGCCGATGACGATAGAGGGGAACGGTGCCGGGCGCTGGTTGCGGTCGAGAATGGAGCCGGCCGGCACGAGATCGGTGACGGCGCTGGTGCCAATAAGGCGGGTGCGGACGGCCTTCTGCAGGGCGAGTTCCGGGGTCATTTGCGGCTTCCCCAGTTGTCCTTGACGGCCTTGCGGATCGCGCGCTTGATCGCGTTCGTCGCCTTCTTCCGCTGGAGCCGGACAGTCGGCCAGAAGAACGGTTGAGCGGTGGCCTTCGTGGTCCCGTATTCAACAAGGTGCGGGTAGCGAACGTCCGCGTTACCGACCGTTACGGCCACGGCGTTTTCCGGCACGACCATGGAGCCGCCCGGCTGTGAATAGGGCGGCGTCTGCTCGCTCGGCCCCGTTACCTCGATGCTGCTCCGCAGGTCGGGCGCGTCGGTGGCTGGGTCGTCGGGTGCGAGAATGCGCATGGTGACGGCGAGGTCGTTACCCTCTTTGATAAGCGCGGGCGTCACGGCCTCGCGGACGCGGCGCGGGATCATCGCCATACGCTGCTGGATTCGGGACAGTCCGCCGTCATCCGCCAAAGGACCAATCCCTGTATTCGCGAACGATTTCCCAAACGCCGAAGGGAAGCTCCTCTGCTGTCACGCCGACAAGGGTCGCTTCCCTGTTTTCATACCAGTGCGCCGCAAGCTGAAGCACCGCCTCAACCAGCGAAGGCGGAATTGCCTCTTGCTCCGTGCCGCCATAGGTCTCCCCGATCTTGAAGCCCAGCAGGCGCTCGATATGGTTTTGCGCCGCTTCGATCTTGCGCCCGAGCAGAACATCATCGGCCGTTCCGAGGTCTTCATCGAAGTTCAATTGCTCTTTGAGCTGGGCAAGCGTGACGATGGCCATGTCAAAAATCCTATTTCGGGCAAATCTCGCGCGATGGACCCCGCGCCGGTCCCCCGGTGAGGTGGAAAGTCGAAGACCACCCCCCGGTCGGGCATGATTGGTGATCGATTCGGAGAACGATCATGACGATCACTTTGAAAGACCTCAGCGAGCATGAGCTGCATTGGCTGAAGCAGATGCATATCGGCGGTGCAGCGACGTTGATGCTTCCGGCGAAAACCGCTGACCGATTGCGCGAGCTTGGCCTTGCCGAACAGAAGTTGGGCGGCACAGGAATAAGCAAACTTGGCAAGAAGCTTATCGACGAGCGCATTCTCGCTTTGCGAAGGGCCAGAGGCTTCTAACAATTCCTAGTCCTCGGCCGCGACGCGTACGATGTTGCTGTTGATGCCGAGGCTGATGTTCAGCTTCATGATGCTGCTGGCCCTGTCGTACTGCTCGGACTGAGACATGACCTTGCCGATGAAATATCGTTCGGAGGGCGTGCCTCCTGCCGGCGCATCATTGAGCACCAACTTGAATGCAAAGTCGCTGATGCTCTTCTCGGCGGCGATGGCTGCAAGCTGGCCGGGGTCAGCGGCGTCGATCCCGCAGACGATTTCCATCGAGCCAGCCGAGCGCGGTCCCTTCTGGGTACGGGTGCGCTTGTCACCAAGAGCGGTGAAGTTGACAGCTTCCGACGTGTCGCCGGCGGAGCCAGCTGCTTCCACTTCCTTGATCTCAACCCAGGTCTGGGGCGGCGTGGTGAAGTCGGTCAGCACGAAGTCGGTGCTCTTCTGTTTCAGCACACCGCCGATGTACACTTTCAATCCGGCGCTGGTGTAGACGGTCATGATGGGTTCCTTTCCGTTCGGCGCTCTTCAGCTGCCTCGATGGCATTGCAGCGCTGGCAACCGGGCCGCCAATTGGAGCGAACCATGCGAAGGTCTGGGCGCGTGCGGATGGATTTGATGTGCATGACGACGGTGGCCTTTGCCCCGCATCGTGCGCACAGTTCGTTTTCTGGCAGGGAGAGGAAGGCCTTCGCCTCGGTCTCCCATGCCTTGTCATAGCCGCGGTGCCGGGCCGGTGGCCGCTTCTTGTCGAAACGGGCCTTGCGCTGCGCATCTGATGCGGCCATGTGGCGGCACCGCTCCCCGTAGGGAACGACGCAGCCACAAGACCGGATGGATGGAGCGCGGGACGGCATCAGGGCAACTGGATGTGCTGGTGGCCGATCAAGGCGATTGCTCCCGCCTGAATAGAGGTGCCGCCTGACTTGGTGAGGGCGAGACGGACAAACCGCTTCTTGCCGATGTACTCGACCTGATAGGCCGCCGTGGCGCCGAGGGTGGCCGGGACGCCGCTGATTACATCGTCCGCGTCCGCGTCGGTGTAGCCGGTGCCGCTGGAATTGCTCTCCTGCACCTTCACCCCGAAATCGCCAGCACCGGAGATTGCCCCGGTGTTGATGATGAACATGAGGCCCTGCGAGCCCTTGCGGTCGATCTCGATGCCGTCGGCCGCTGCGGCCTGCGAGGCCGAGTTGATGGCCGGGATGGCCTTGAGGTTGTGGTAAAGTCCTTTGCGCATGATGGGGCTCCTTAGCTCGCTGCGACCTTGAGGAACTTGATCGCGTTGAAGTCGCCGGCACCGCCGCCGACGCGCTTATAGACGTCGAAGATGATCCGGCCCTTCTGGGTGAGTTCGTCGCGGTTGATGCGGACGCCTTGGCGATCGACGATCACATAGCCCTGGCGGAAGTCGCCGAAGGCGATGGGGTGCTCGCCGGCCGCGATATCGGGCATGCCCTCGTCGATCTCGACGGAGTAGCCAAGCAGCGGGTGCTCGACGCCTTCGATGAGGTTGCCCGTCGGCGCCCAAAGGCGGCGGCCAACTTCATCGACGATAGCCCGGAGGCGCACTGCCGTATTGCTGTTCATCAGGAACTTGGCGTTGCCTTTGTAGGGCTTGCGCAGCGCGGCAACCAGCTTGATCACGGCCGCAACGAGCTGCGTATCGGTCGGTGCCGAAGCATGACCGGCCGGCACGTACTGGTGCTTACCCCAAGCGCGGACGAAATCTTTCTCGTTCGTGGTGCCGTAATCGAGGAGGCCGCGCGGGAAGCCATCGACACCGGTATAGCGAAGGAAGTCCTCGCCCTCGGTCTCGGCAAAGTCATGGGTGGCGTTGTTCACGAGCCAGGAAGCAATGTCGGTGGCGGCGTCGTCGAGCAGATGCCGGGTTGCAGCCGGGGCGGCGTAGTATTCACCCACCGGATAGCTGTGCTTGATCAGTTCGGGGCGAGCCGTGTCCTGCGGACGGTCGTCGCGTTCCGAGACGCGCTGCGCACCGCGCTTGCCGAGCGAATAGAAGCGCTCGTACTTGTCGGTGGAGATGCTGACGACTTCAGCCAGGCCGCGCAGCGGTGACAGGTCGGTCATCAGCGTGCGGATGGACAGGTCCACGGTCGGCAGGACGAAATAGCCGCCCGAAGCGTCATTGTCGGAGGATGCCGCCTTCACCTCGAATGAGCCGCCGGCCTCCTCGATCGCTGCCGAGCTGTTGGAGCGGAGATAGGAGGACAGAGCCTTGCGCTCGATCTCCTGCTGCTCCTCTGCCGTCGTCTTCGAGCCGGGGCGGTTCGCCTTCTTCTCGAATTCGTCGATGCGGTCCATAAGCGCCTTGATTTCGGCGCCGCCCTCCACCTTCTTCAGCCGCTCGTCCACGGTCTTCTGAAGATCCTCGAGCGACTTGGTGACGATGGATACCGGATCGTCTTCCTCGCCCTTTCGCTCAATGGCCACGCTGTTGAGCAGCGCGCGTTTCGTGACATGGTGCATGTCAGTTCCTTCCGATTTGCGCTGCCGCGCGGTTGATGGCAGCGGCGATCGATATCGCCTGGACTGCCGATTTCGCCGACGTGACTTTCGCGCCGGGATGCATGGGGATCGTCACAAGGGACGCTTCCAGAAATTCGAGGGCCTTGATCATGCGGCCGCCGCCAGTGCGGGCCGCGGCTTTCTTAGTGATGAAGCCGATTGAGATGCCCTTGACCGCGCCGGACTTGACCAGGGCGCGAACTTCGCGCGCGCGGCTTACCTCGTCGACGAGGAGCTTGCCGGTCAGGTGCAGGCCGTCCGATTTCTCGGTCGCCACGTCCCAGGTGCCGATGGGATCATTCATGTCGTGGCCGAAAAGCATGGGGATCGGCATGGAAGCACCCTTGAAGGCGCCTGGCTCGATCCAGTCGCCAACGCGGTCAGGCGTGCCGAACTTCCACGCGATGCCGGAGACGAGGCCGGCGTCGTCGGCGATCATCTTGGTTTCGAAGAACAGCCGGTCCATCACAGCCCCTCCGGCGCGAAGTTTCGGCGGTCGCCGGCGAACGCATCGACCTGAGCCTGAAGCCAGTCGGCGGCGCGCAAGACGCGCAGGACGTTCTTGTGACTGAAAGCGAGATCAGAGCCTTCGTGCTGGACTTCCCAGCGCAGGACCGTCTTGGCGAGGCAGTTCAAGCGGGCTGCTTCCCGGTGCTCGGCTTTGATCGCTCCGTCCGGCTCGGCGCGGTCGGCAAGCTCGTCCATCATGGCGATGCGGGCTTTGCGCTGCGTCTCGCTATCCGGGCCGGCGATCCACAGTGTCATCCCCGTGGGCTTGCCCTCCCAAGGATCCACGATTTCAAGCTTACGGCCGCGATCCTGATCGATCACGTTGGCCTGGATGTCTTCAAGGTTCATCCGTCTGGTCCTTATCGTCGTCGGGCTTCGGGGTTTTCGGGTTGCCGCCTTCATCGCGGTCGAGAGGCGGGCCGCCGTTGTGACCCACGCCCGGCTGGCTGGCGCCGGTGTTCGGGTTCGCGTACTCCTCACCTCCGTCGTACGGCGGGAGGTCGAGCCAAGCGCGGCCGGTGTTGGGGTTGATGACGCGGGAGGCGACAAGGCTGTTGATCGCGGTGGCGCGCGCCGTGAGATCCACGTTCGTGAAGTCGTCGCGATCAAAGCGAACGGCGAACTTGCCCTTCTCTTCCTTGGTGAAGAGCGCGCGTCCGAGGGCGCTTTCGAGGGCGCGAAGCCAGGGCTCAAGGCAAAGCTGAAGGAACTGGCGCTGCATCTCGGCTGAGTTGGACCAGGTGGCGCGGGTCAGATCGCCGATGAGGCTGGCCGGGATGTTGAAGGCGCGCGCGATTTCCTGAAGCTGGAAAAGCCGGAGCTGCTGAAACTGCGCATCGACGCTGGAAAGCGTCATCTGCTTGAAGGTGGCGCCGTCGTAGAGGAACGCGGTCCTGCCGGCGCCGCCACCGTCACCGAACGTCTTGTTCCAGCCGGCGATGACCTTCTTGATCGCGTCCTCGCCGATACCCTTCGGCATTTCGACGGCACCGCCAGGGCGGGCGCCACGGCCGAAAAGCTGAGAGGCGTGGCGCTCCATGACGACGGCAACGCCGATGGCTTCGCGGCAAAGGGTGAGCGGGGCTTTGTCGAAGGTGCCGCGAAGGTGGATGATATCGCTGGCCGGCTGCACGATGCCGTTGACGCGGTAGCGGGGCTGGAGGCTGTCATCCGGGTAATCGACGTTGATGAAGCCGGGGCGCGGACGGATGATTTCGAGGAGCCGGCCATCCGAGGAGCGCGTGACGCGGGCAAGGCCGCCCTGGTCTCGGCAGAGGGCGTCGACGACGATAGAGCGGATGAACTCAAACCCGCTCTGCCAGTCGTTCGCATCGCCCTTCAGGAGCTTTGCGGCTTCGTGGTTCGGGGCTTCCGTCTCGGTGCCGTCGGCCGCGATTGAAACCACTTTGACGGCGAGCGAGGCACAGGCCTCGGAGATGGTGCGCACGGCGGCAGCAACGGCCGGTGTCCGCAATGCCGTTTCGGCGGAGACCGCGACCCCGGCATGCGTCTGGGCGCCGGTGCCAAGCATCTCAAGGATTTGCTCGTCGGTCAGTGCTTTCTTTTCGGCGCGGTAAAAAGGCCATATCCTCATTCACCAGGATATGCGCAGTATTCACCTTGAACCGCCACTGGGGAAAACTAGGAAAATATCGGCGGATCGGGGGAATTATGGCAACGTACTTGGAACACGCCCTTATGGAGCTTGATGACGCCACCACCGCTCGTATGGCTGCCAGCGACACGGACGAAATTGCCCGGCTATCGAAGCATGAATTGATCATGTTCGGCATCGCCGCTCTGACACTTGATGCAGCTCGTGTTGATATGGGCCACCCCCTGCCTGACCCGATTGCTTCGGAGCAAGATCAGTTCATTGCACTGACCTATATGCTGCGATGTGCCCCGGCTCATGATATCGCAATGCCTCACTGGAAAATCAAAGCAAGGTTTGCGCGTCCCTACACCGTCGATGGCATCACGATTGACCTGTCGCACCTTGACGGAGCGGCGTTTGATTTCAGCCATATCGGAGGTCCGAGAGTGTTCACGCACATCGCCAGAATTGGCCGTCGGAATGGATGGGTTTAGGGTTTCCGCCTAAGCCATATTTCCAGTTCACTCCGTCGGGCAAAATACCCTTTCGGCCGATAGATCGGGACTTCCGGATCCTTTGCCCATTCTCTCACGGTGTCCTCGGAAACACCGAGAGCAACCGCAATTGCCGGCGCCCCCCAAAGTTTTTCAGGCTTGGACAACAATTTCCCCTCAAGCATCGCGTCAAGGGCGTCAGGTGTCAGGATGGGGCGGGTCATACGGCTTTCTCCTGCATGTGGTGGTGGCGATGATGTAGGCGGCAGAGCCAGCGGACGACACCCGGCCGGCTGTAGTCGTCGTGATGGGCATCGACGTTCTCAGCTCCGCAAACCTCGCATGGCTCCTTGTTCAAGAGCCCCTTTTTCAGCGCCGAGCGCACGTACTGGTGCGCCAGCATCTCCAAAGGATGCGCGTTGTTCCATTTCGCTTGCGAGGACATGGCTTCGCCCTCGGCGCTATCGCTTCCGTTTTTCATGGCAATTTTCCTGGATTGCGCCGTCTATGGCTGGGGAGGTCAGCCGCGACTATGCGGCAGTTTCAGTTTCACGTTTTTTTTTGATTTTCTTTTTCGGTGTTCTTCTCAGTTTCCGTATCCGTTTCCGTTTCTGTTTCCTTCTCTTTGTATCGGTAGGGTTCGGATACGGTATCGATACCCTATCAATAGGGTCTCCGAGGTTCGGGGCTTGGCTGGACTTGTCCGGCCATCGCGCAGAGCACGTCGGCGAGCCTGTTGCGGAAGTCGTCGCTCTCGATGGCGAGGTTCGCCTTGATGAGCCCCTGGAGGTGTTTCTGATTCTGCGGCGGGTTGTTCTCTAGCCACTTCACGACGAGGATTTCCTGGGTCTCGTCGTCGCAGTCGATCAGGCCGACGCCGATGCATTCGGCCTTGGAAACCTGATACTCCTGCAGGGTCCAGCCGAGATCCGAAATCGCGTAGCCGTCCGGCAGGCGGAAGCAGCCGAGGGCGTTCTGATGCTCACAGGTCAGGTAGTAGAAAAACAGCAACTGCGCGCGGTGGCTCTCCAAGGCGCGAAACCGTTCAGACCGCCAGATGGTGCGGGAGACCATCGAGAACTTCCCGGCCTTGCTCATGTCGCCCTCGCTTTGATCAAGCTGGCTTTCTTGATGACCTCGCAGGCCTCAAGAGCCGTCAGTTCGAATTTAGATTTGACCTGTTGAACGATGGGGGCGCGGTCGTCGCCCCAGAGGACCCACCGAGCCGCCTCGATACGGCGCGCGCTATCCATGGGCGCCTCCCGCCGCTTTAAGCGCGGCTGCAACCGCTTCGGCGAATGCCGGCAGCTTGTCGAGCTTGAAGGCGATACCGGACTTCCCCGGCCGCATGGTGCCGTCCTCACCCTCGAACCAAACGCGGGCATTGAACAGGTCGTGGCCCTTGAAGCTGCCGAGGGTGACGCGGATTTCCTCGGTCGAGTTTTTGGGGATGGTGGCGATATGCTTCTCAGGCATGCCCCACCTCCCCGCCGTCGGCGGTGTAGAGCGCAGCCAGGCGCAGGAGGAAGCCGGCGACCGTGGCGCGTTTCAGGCAGTCGTTGATCGCCCTATTCTTCGCAAGCCCCTTCTCTTCGAAAAACATATCGAGGCCAAGAATGATCTGCCCCACGGCGGTCGTGGTCAGGTTCTCGACCTCGATGGCATCGGCCGTGGCTAATGCCTCGCCGTTCTCGGCAAAGAACTGATCAGCCTGCCGCTTGCCGGACTCTCGGTGTATCGCGACGAACTTGCGGAATTCTTCAACCGGCGTCATCGATGCCGCCCTCCCTGCCTTCGGTAGCGGCACGCGCTTGCCGGTCAAGCCACGGCCCGACATCGGAGCGACGCAAGCAAACAATCTTCCCGAGTTTGAAAGTGGGGAGCAGCTTGCGTCGGTGGAGGTTGTAGACCTGATGATCGGTGAGGCTCAGGTATGCAGAGATGGCCGGAACCCCGTAAAGGAGGTCCGCTTTTTCAGTCGTATCCATGTTGGTTCCTTGTCGCGGCGTTGTCGCATTGTTGTCGCGTCGAGCAGCCGCAAAGCCCGACGAACGCTAACTAAGTGCTTGATTTACCTACATCCAAAATCAACACACACAAATACGAAAGCCGCCCCAAACGGAGCGGCTTTCATCAATCTTTTCAGCATCTTAGGCTACTGTTTGGCCGGAAGTGTGAATAGACCGGTCGAACGCGCTTTTCCTGAACTGCACTTCCTTCGCCCGGTCGGCCGGGATGTCATCGGCAGTGATTTCCATCACCGGGATTTGCGGCGCACCGGCAATGATGCCCGACAGGCCGCGCCGGTTCAGGCCGTACCCGGCCATCGCATCGTCGAACTCGCGCAGGATCTCGGTATGATCGTCCTCGCCACCGACGACGAGCGAGCACTGATAGGTCGGCTTGTCGTCGAGGCGCAGCGTGTCACAGACGTTCATCGCCACGAAATAGGTGGCAAGGTCCAGCTGCCCGATGCTCTTGCCTTCGCCGATCAGCGTGCGGCCGGAGACCAGCGCGCGAAGGCCAAGCTGATAGTTGAACCGATGGACGGCCGGATTGAGCGTGTGAACCCACGTTGCGGGATCGTCGAGCCGCTGCGACCCGGAGCCGCCGGCAACGGTCGTATCCTTGCGTGGATCGTACTCGCGCAGGCCGCGCAGCACGAACTCGATATCGGGCTTACCCTTGTCGAACTGCTCCGGCTTGAAGATGCGCTCCACCACGACATAGGCGATGCCGGCATTGACGCTGGTCGATTTCCACGTCTGGCCGAGGGATGCGCTATCGTCGACGAGCTTCTGGTCCACGAGCTGGTCAGGACGCCCATCGTAGAAGCGGATCGAGAACAGGTGATTGCCGCCGGCAAGGAAGCCCTCGACGCCATAGTGCGCCACCTCGTTGCCGATGATCGGGCGCTCGACCAGCGTCTGCTTCTGGCCGTAGAAATAGACATAGGGCTCCAGGCCGTCGCACCAGCCGTTCGCCAGCAAGAAGACCTCGGCATTGAATTTGTTGCCCGGCCCCCACTTCGCATAGAACGTCCGCTGGCCCTTGGTCTTCGACGTGCCAAAGATCGTGCCGACCGGCACATCGCCGCCGAACTGCGTCTCGGCCTGGACGGCAGAATACGACCGCTTCTTCGGGCGATTGAGATACGACAGGCCGATCCGGGCCGCGAAAGCCAGACCGCCGGCAATGACAGACGCGGCCAGCGTGGAGCCGGCAAAAAGCGCGCCGGCAATAGCCGTGCCGATAGCAGTGAAGATCGCCATTCAGGACTACCCGATGTGGAAGGCTGCGATAACGGTGTCGAGCGCGTAGTCGCGCGCGCCGTCAGGAGTCTTGGTGCGGAACCGCGTGCCGAGGCACACGCCGACATGCTCTGCCCCGTCGAGGAGGCGCAGGATAACGAGGTCGCCGCAACGGGCTTCGGCGCCGCCAAGCACCGGCTTGCCGAGTTCGGCGGCGAAGAACGATACGAGCGAGGAATACCCCCGGCGACGAAGCGCACGCTGCGCACCGGCAAGCGTCTTGTAGCTGCCGGCATATTTCCGGGCGCGTTGCGACCCTTCCAGCGCGTCGATGAGCGCCAGCCCCATGAAGAAGCAGTCGGATTGCGCCGGGTTGCCATAGGCATACGGCTTCGCAAGCTCCGCGTTCAGCGTAGCCTCGACTTTTCGAAAACGGTTCATGGGAGCGTTACCTTGGCACCTGTCCCCATTCCTCGGGGATTGATGTGTTCGTGGCGACGTATTCGAGACCCGTATCGTCCGGGTCGTTATCGAACTTCTGCTCGGCAAGGCTCCGCTTCACACCGGTGGAACCGCGCGCCGAGCGGCCGGGCGGCTGAAGATCGATGGAGAGCGTCAGCGAGCGTTCGGCGCCGTTGACCGCGCCCTCGTTAAAGCGCACCTGGTCAATCTCGTAGATCGACGACGCGAGGATGCCGACGACCTCGCTCGTCTCCGGCACGCCCGCAAGGTGGGCGATGATCACCGGCGCGTTCTGGTAGTTGTAGCTTTCGATCTGCGAGATAGCGTCTTCCGGGTTCTCGACGGGGATGTTGGAGAACACGATGGTGCGTGTGGTAACAGCAACGCCGACGGCGCTCGTCATGCTGCCCATATCGAGGAACCGGTTCGGCAGGTAGACCAAACCGTTGTGCGTGTAGGGCCGGCCGCCGCGGTGGTAGCCGACGGACTTGCCGGGAAGATCAAAGCGGATCAGGTCGAGGCGGACAAGGCGGCCGGCATCGATCAGAGCCTCGACTGCGGGGTCAAGCGCGCTCATGAGAAAAATACCTCCGTTGCGGAGAACGAGGCTTCGCGGTTCCCGAGCGACTTCGGCGCCTCCACGCTGCCCGGATCGATCATCATGACAGCGGACGGCTTTTCGAGGTGGACGCTGGCGGAGGTGGTAAAGTTCTGGGTGTCGAGCCCGAACATGATCTCCAGCGTCGCAACGCCGCCAGAGGTGGCGGTCGCATTCTCGACGACGAGGTGAAGCGACCGGACCAGTAGGCTCATGCGAAATTCGATATAGTCGCCGGCCGAGAACTTGAACGATGCTGGAAGGCCCGAGATCTGGACGTTTCGGCTGTCGATGATTTCGTCAAGCACCGCCTGCCCCGTGAACGCACCGCCCCCAGCCTTCGTGCCGGAGAGCGGCGAGCCGGTGTTCATCGCGATCGGTCGCGGCCGCCATGGATCGTATGCCAGGAACGGCGCACCGCGAGCGTCGGCCTTCATGGCGAAGGCGTCGAAAAGACCGGAATGCACCGGAAGCAACGAACCTGTCGAATAGGACGCCACCCAATATGGCGTCATGCTCGCCACCATTTCCGTGCGGCGCCCCTCCATCATGCTCACATCGGCCGGGCTGACCGGGCGAAGACTGACCTGAGCCCATGGGATGGCAGGGAGGAGGATCGGATTAGCCATAGGCGTTATCACCGTTCGTGTAAGCTTCTTGGCGGTTCTTATTGTTTTGCTTCACGATTTCGACCGTGTTGCGCGCGGTGTTCTGCATGATGCGAGACTCGATATCCGCCGACATCCTCACCTCGATGACCGTTCGGCCCTCGCCAGCGGAGTTGGAGGTGGCAGATGATTTCGTGTGGTCGATGACTGTCTCGTCGGGATGCAGGAGGGCCATGAACCCGCCCTTCCCGTCCATGCCGCCGGAGCGCGAACGCTTGCCGGTGTAGCCGCCGCCGTCAAAGGAGGTGACGCGCATCCCGGCCCAAGGGTCGGCTGACGCTCCACCGCCACCGAAGAGGCTGAAGAGCCCACCCAGGAACCCGCCGCCGCCGGACGTGCCGCTGTTCATGTTCACGATGGCATCGACAAGATCGTCCTGGATCTTATCGATCACCTTGTCGAGAACGCCCATGGCGATGTCGCCGAACTCCTCCCAGGTGATCTTGCCGTCATCGAGGGCGTTGCGGAGATCGCCGAAGATGCCGTGCAAGACATCCTTCTGGAACTCCATCGCCTCGGAGGCCTGGCGGGTTTCCTCTTCGACACGGGCCATGGTTTCGGCCAGCGTGGTCAATTGCTCGCGCTGCGGTCCCGAGAGATCAATCCCCTTCTGCTGCGCGTCGTTGAACAGATCGGTGGTATAGAGCAGCTTGGCGGCCGCTTCATCGGTCAGGCCGATCGCGGTCTTCTCTGCCTCCAGGCTGGTGATGCGGCGGTTCGCAGCGGCGACGATGTCATCGTAAAGCTGCGTCTGGGTCTTGCCCCCTTTCCTGCCCTTGCGGCCTTTGCGGCCGAATTCGCCCGGTAGCCCGTCAAGCTCTATAAGAGGGCGCCGATCGGGTGTCGGGATTTCCACGCTTGGATCCGGGATGTTCGGGTTCTCGTACCCCAGTGGGGCGTTAAGCCCTCGAATGCTGGAAAGGGTTTGCGCAACGCTCATCTGTTTCACGAGCGTTTCCACATTGCCGGCTGCTGTCAATGCAGCGTTCCCAAAGCTATAGAGTGAGCTAGAGAAGGCATCGATCGCTGGTATTCCAGAGGACTTTGCGGCATCGGCAAGAGCCGTTTGTAGATTTTTAAGTTCGTCGGTGGGATCACTGTTGCTTTCAACAGCCTCTTGCAGCGCCTGAAACGCTCTCTCGAGCTCACCGATGTTCTCTTGCTCCTCACCGGCGAGCCTCAGTTTGGAGGTAAGATCGTCGAACCCAACGATCAGATCAGGAAGCGCGTCGCGCGCTGATCGAAACTGCTCATCGGCGAACACCTGTTGAGCAGCGGCATCCTCGGCAGCGGTTTTAGCGCGATCCAACGTGTCAATATAGGCCTGAAGCGCGGGCGCCGCCTCACCCCAGCGATCGGCGACCTGGCGGATCAGTTCCTCTTGCTCTTTCAATATCTGGTTCGCATCGCCGCCATCCTCGTAAGAGGCGAAGTATGCGAGAACCGCGCCGGCGGCGGCACCCGCGACAATGCCGATGGGCCCGAACCCGAGTGCAAGGTCGGGCAACTGGATCGCAATGGCCTGCAACACATTCCCTGTCGCGCTCGCCTGTTGCGCGACCTGAGATAGTTGCATTGCCATCATGCGAGAGTTCTGGCTCGCAAAAGCCGACTGCTTACCGACTTGCTCGGCGGCCTTGCCGACGTCGCTGAGAGATTTGGCCGTCCGCCGCTCGGTCTTTTCCGCAGCCGTTGCCAGCCTATCCAATGCCTGCTCTCCGGTCACGAGACCACGGCTATCGGCGGCGAGCACAAGCGTAGCGAAATCGGTCATGGCTTTACCTTTGGTGGAATCGCGCAGTATCGTCGCGGCAACTTGGAGGGTTACGGCATGGATGGTTGGCTAAAGGGACTGATCGCGACGGCGTGCGTGGTCGTTATCGCTGGCGGCGGATATTTTGCTTTCTCGGAGTACCGGAGATCCCAGGAACAGGAAGCAGCCAAGGCAGCCGCTGATCGTCGGGCCCTTATCGTTGCCTGTAAGCAAATGATAATGGACCTCTCAAAGAACGAAACGAAAGACTACAAAGGCGGTTACATCGCGACTTGCATCAACGACGGCTACGTGACCGAACAGGAATTCAAAGATGCTGGCGCTGGTGGCTACGTAGATACTGTCCGAAGCCTGATAAGACCTGCCGCCGAATAGGATAAGGCGCTCTTCGGTGCGCCTTATCTGATCATGCTCCCGCGACTGAAGCAGCCCTCGACTGTTTTCCCCTTGAGCAGAACATAACGCCGCGTCATGATATCAATCGGAGATTAGGAAGGACACCCGACATATCTAAGTGTCGCAATCCTTCCAGAGGAGGATTCTATGGGTATAGTTCTCAAGGTAGGCCGCGACACAGCTTTTGATATGAGCAGCTTTGGTCCTTTTTCGGGGGAATTTGGATCTGCTGATATTGTGACCTTCACTTCAACAAAGGTTGTTGGATATGCGTACGGTACGAAGGTGACGATCGCGGGCAGCGGGTTCAAGGCCAATGGTGATGGGTACATTGTGGGTGGAACGATCAAGAGCGTAACCGAGACCTACGGTGGTGAACTTCAGCTTTCACTTAGCGGCCTGTCGCTCTCAGTCACGAAACTCGTTGAGGTTCTTCAGACCGTCCCTACTTGGGACGAACGAAACCTCATCAAGCAAGTTATGGCCGGAAATGACAAGGTATACGGCAGCGCAGAGAATGACATCCTGGTAGGGCACGGTGGCAACGATCTGCTCGTTAGCCGCGAGGGCGCGGATACGATCTACGGCAACGCTGGAAACGATAGGCTGTCTGGCGGGGCTGGCGCAGACAGGCTGTTCGGTGGGTCTGGTGCGGATATGTTTGTTTTCGAAAAGGCCAAGTACTCTACTGGGTCATCGGATGGCCGCGACACCATCAAGGACTTCAACCGCACACAAGGCGACAAAATCGATTTGGCTGGCATCGACGCGAACACCAAGATCGCCGGGAACCAGGCGTTCAAATTCATCGGTGAGAACGACTTCCACAAGAAGGCCGGCGAGTTGCGCTATGAGCAGAAGTCGAACGGGACCTACATCTACGGCGACATCAACGGCGATGGGAAAGTGGACCTCTCCATCAAGGTCGGCGCTGTGGTTGACTTCGTGAAGGGCGACTTCATCCTGTAGACGCTCGCTCGACAGGCGGGATGCAGAAGGGGTCCTTCCCCGCATTGAACTCCCGCAGGTAGGCGCTGCACATTCTGCGGATCAGGCGGTATTCCCATGGCTCCAGCGCCAGGCCGCATGCGTTGGCGAATGCCGCCAGCTCCTGCCAGTCAGGGATCGTCAGGCCCATGCCGGTGTTCCTGATCGGCCCGAGCTGCTGGAGCGCTTCGAGCAGATAGTCGCCGCCGACGATCTCGACCAATGGAAGCGGCCGCCCGGCGTCGATAAAGCGTTGCGCGCGCGTCTTGCTCTCGTTCTTGACCGTGGATGCCAGCCAGCCCAGTTGCTCAGCGGCAAGGACTAGCTGGCGTTCCCTTCCCCCAGGATCGCGGCCCGGTCCGTTGCAAAGGTCCGAACCTGCTCGGCGAACGAAAGCTGCGCCCGGTTGCCGTTGACGATCTGAAGGTTCAGGAACCATTCGACGTCAGCCGGCGCAGTCGCTGCCTTGCTGCCGCGGTTCACGTTCTCGAACCCGACGATCAGCGGGGCGATCTCCTTCACGATCTGGTCGTGCACATTGGAGATGGTGACGGGCTCGCCGGACGGGCGCTCCTGCTTCATGCGGGCGCGCTGGCTTTCGAGGATGGCGCTCTGGCCCGTTTCGCCCTCGATGCCGAGAACGAGCACGCGGCAGGGCTTTGCCTCGTCGGGATTGCCCTTTGCGTCCACACCATCATAGAGCAGCTTACCCGTGCCGGGGTGCTTGAGGTGGAGCGCACGCGGCGTCTCGGATGCTTTCCGGCTATCGAACTGACCGAAGTCCATGGATCACCTCAGGGCGCGTCAGCGACGACGCTGTCGCTGTTGGCACGGATGGAGAAGGTGAAGCCGGCATAGCTCGTCGTGGAACGCTCGTTGCGCTGCCAGTTGTAGACGATGCCGGTGATGTACTCGACCTCACCCGAGGCGTCGGGCTCGACGATCTTGAAGCTATAGAGCTTGTGTTCGCCCTCGACCGCAGCGGCCTTCACCGCCGTCTGGCCGGCGTCGCCCTTGATCTCACGCAGTGCGATCGCGGTCTCGGAACCGGTCTTGGCGCCCTTGGCCGCCATAACCCAGCCACTCTCGAGGTCGGGGATGTCGATCACGGCATTCGTGCCGCCAACCGGGCCAATCGACACGACACCGTTGATCTTGATCGGCGAGGTGGTGAACAGCGTTTCATAGGCGGCCTCGGTGAACGCCGTCGGCGCCCCGGCCTTCATGTAGATGATGTGGCCGATGTCGGAAGTAGACATGCCTTGATCCTTTCTATGGTGCGATTTCCGGCCCGAACGCCGAGTAGTTGATGGTGACAGGGAAATTCAGTTGGTCTGCGCTTTGCACAGGAGGCGCCAACCAAGGCTCGTCAATCACGGTGATGCGAACGCCGGACACGAGGAAGAATCGGTTGTTGAAGTGGTCGATGACGGCGCCCGCCACGTCGAGCGGCTTCACCTGCCCCTTGTTCGCGGGCCACATCACCGAGACCTGGAGAACGCCAAGTTTCTGTTGCGGACCAACATCAATGGTTACCCGGTTCGTCTTTGCCGGCATGAACCATGCCGCCAGATATGGCTTAGGGTCGCCTTTTCGGTAGTCCGCTCCATTGCCGTCGTATACCGGCGGCGTGAACGACACCCCAGGCATGGCGATATCCAAGGCCGGGGTGAGATCGATTGCCTCAAGGTGTTCGAGCAACGCCGCCAGAATGATTGCGTCGATGGACGTCGCCATATATCAATCCTTCATGCCAAAGCCGCCGCTGACGAATGATGAGGTCTATGAACGCCTGCACGTGGCGTTGCTTGCGCTCGGCACTGACAGGGCGGAGACAGAGCTTGGTGACACAACGCTCAAGACCGCCCGTCGCGCGATGGCGACCCTTCAGGCGGGGTTTCTCGCCGCATCAGACAGAGCCGAGAAGCGCAACAACGCTATAATTGAGCCTTCGAGGGGGAACGAGCCTTAGCCTCAGCCACGGATTCGGCAACAACTGCTTTCCATTGCGCAGCGGCCCGACGAACCCAGCCGACCGGTGGCTGGTTGTACGAACGCCCCATGCTGTCTGTTCCGACGAAGCCGTATTCCAGCCTCCTCGCATATTCCATCGTGTATGCTGCAAGAATGCGGTCTCCGGCCGCTGCGTTGGCAATCGCCACTTGCATATAGGCTTGGGTATATGGCCCCATGCCGTCCTCCTCCCTTCGGGTGGCCGGCGGCGGGCTCTGGTTGACCAGAACCACCATGGATGCTCGCAGGAAGCCATCTTGGTAAGGCACGGTCGTTTGCGCGATGGTGATCATTTTCTGGGTGGACAGGCGAAACACAGCGGTCATGCGCTTTTTCGTCTGCAGAACCCACTCGTCGACATCGCTTGCGAACCGCGCCTGTCCTTGGGACGCCCGGCCGGATCGGGTGAAAATGCCCGTTGTCGGCCCGGCCATCAGTCAATATCCGCAAGGAAGTCGATCTTGGTTTCCATCCAACAGCGACAGTTGATGATTTCGGAAGCGCCTCCGTTGGGATCGCCGGGGTATTGCAGCTCGGCACCCGAGATGGCTCGAAAGGGTTCCCGAAAGGCGACGGCCTTGTTGTTCAGATGCAGGTGGCTGTCGCGCGTGCGCTTGTCGATAAACGCGTGCCAGACCTTCGTGATTATGGTTTCGCTCACCCGCCCTTCCGCTATCGCCTGCCGCATTGCTGCCAGCTGGCCCTTGTTGAAGGCCGTCATCGTCTCGGTGCGGGCTATCGTCTCGCCTCGGAGCAATAGGAGCCGGTCTGCGTAGCGACCCGCCATCCTATCAATCGTGGCTTGGTCGACTGGCTTTCCGGCCTTGATCGCGGATCGGATCGTGGCATCGAACCGTTTGTCGCGCCGGGTCATCTCGAAGACCTTCCGCATCTCGGACGGATCTCCGGAAGATAGACGCCTCCGAAACGCTTCCACATGCTCAGCTTGTCGCGAAGAGAGGCCGATGATCCCGCCTTCCCTACGACCCGTCACCGCACTTTGACGACCCACGATATCCAACGCGGTTCGGCGCGGCGCCCGCCCCATTTGGATGCCATTGGCGAGTGTATTTCTGATCGCATCGATTTGATCCGGCACGAGATCGCCAGTGATCAGCCTCGAACTATAGAGCCTCAGGTCCTGCGCCGCGGTCGGATGCTCAATGTCGAAGCGGAACAGCGCGGTCGATCCGTTGCTCTCAGTGACGCGGGGAACGCGCTTTGCTGCCTCATCGCCGCCGGCTTCGAACACAGCTTCTGTTGCTTTCTTCAACGGGCGGTAGGCCGACGCCTCGATACCCATGGCACGGATGGCGCCTTCGATGTCACGCTCCTCCAGCCGAGTGACGATTTCCGCCAGCCGGACGCCAGCTTTAAGGTTGTCGATGCTCTCTTCGAATGCCTTCCGAAGCTCCGGCTCTAATTCGTCGAGAAGCCCCCGGATATGGTTGCGTTGCGACGGTCGCTTCGCCATCAGGCCCTGCCCTGCACTTCGTAATAGACGACCAGCCCAGCCGGGTTGATCTGCTTGACGTTCTCGATGGCGAAGGTTTGCCCGCCAGCGTTGATCGTGTCTGCCCGATCGAGCGTGATGCTGAGGCCATGCGTCGCGATGTAGATCAGCTTGTCGGTGCGCAGGATCAGCGTGCCATCTACGGCGCGATCCTCGTATTCCATCACGACGAGCTGGCACGGATAATCCGTCGGCGTCAGCACCGGGTCATATGCTGGGCCAGACTGCGCGACGCGCGTCACCGTGCCCTGTTGCCCGAACTTCTTGATGAGCCGATCGGCTGTTGCCTGTAGGCGGGCGTAGAGAGCATCAGGCATCAGACCACCGCGATAGCCGGCAGCACCGGCACGAGGAACGGCCACAGCAGCCCCTCGATCGTCGTGACGACGGGCGTGGCCATGGCGATCATGTCGGCAATACTCGTCGACGAGGAAGCGGCGTACTCGACCTCAAGCTGACCGACCTTCTCCCGCTTCACCGCGGCGTTGCCTGTAACCACAGGCGACAGACTGCCGGGGTTGGTAAGTTCGAGGAATGCCGCCTCGTATGAGGCGTTGACGATGGCGACCGGCACAACGTCAGCCGGGATCGCCTCGCCGTAATAAGTGGTGGCGCCGGTGCGCGGCCACGCCCGCTCTTGGGCAAACCCGCCGGTGCGGCGCCCGCTGAACCGTGGCTCATACCGATCGATCACCAGAGAGCCGCGCTGCATCGCCGCGTCTTTCTGGGCATCGGTCGTGCCATCAGGGAAGACATAGCCGGCCGCGGTCGCGTAGGTCGTGAAATCCGCTCTCGTACCGTATCCGGCCATGTCTTTCTCCTTGGTGATCGCCCGGCAGTTGCCTGCCGGGTAAGTTGTCAGGGCTGGGTTGCCAGTTCTTCGAGAGCGGCGATGATCTCGTCCTTCTTCGCCGGGATCTTGTCGCCGAGGAGCTTCGCGGCCGCCGACTTGAAGGTCATGAACTGGACCGCCGGGTCATTGGCCATCGCAAGGACCTCCTGTGCCGTCTTGGGCTGGTCGGAGCCCTCGGGCGCCACCTTGGCGGTCCGCTCTCCTTCGACCGTGAGGTGGCCAGCGTCCACCCACGCCTTGACGACGGGATGGTCCTCAACGGTTTCCCAGTCTGCCTGGTCGACCTCAAGCGAAGCGCCGGCCTCGATGACGGGACCGCCCGGAATGCCGAAGCCGCCGGGACGGGTATTCTTGATCGTGAGCTTGCTCATGAGCGTTCTCCTTAAATCCCGTCGAGGTAGCGAGCGGCACCCGGCCGGCGCCATTCAACGCCGCCGAAGCGGAAGATGCCCGGCACTTCGTATTTGAGAAGGCGCTGTTCCGCCTGCAGCCAGCGGAGCGGCATCGGAATGTGCACCTTCACGACATCGGGCGTGCGGCGGTAAGCGACCATGCGCTGGGTGTTGCCAGCGCCGGCCGTCTCCAGGCCGAAGACGGCGCGGATCTTGAGCGGCTGACCGGTGCGGATGGTGTAGATGTTGACGCGCTGGATGTGCTCCAGAATCGTCGTCGTCTGCGTCGCGTCGAGGCGGCGGGTCGCGATGTAGGCATAGCGATCCTGGCTCAGCAGGAGCGTGTCGGCCTGCTCGATGCCGTTGGATGCCGTGAAGACGACACCGAGCACGTCGTTGACGTCCTTGACGATCTCGTCGACGGTCTTCGTGGGCCACGTCGCCGTGCCGCCTGCACCGTTGGGCGCGGTGAGCGCAGTAACGGAGGTCGAGTTCAGCAGGCCGGCGAGGCCGAGCTTCGAGCGACCGAGGAAGCACAGATTGTCGACGAACTGCTCGTACTTGCGGCGAGCAGCATCGGCACGGGTACCGTCAAGGCGAATGCCGTACGCCTGAGCGTGGGCAAGCTCCTGGAGATTGTAGCGGTAGCCGATGCCGGCCATGTAGACGCGGCTGTCGCCCTTATCGAGCTTGAAGTCGACGAACGGGATGTCGTCGCCATCCGGCGCGAATTCGCGGGCCTGGCCGACGTCATCGCCCATCGAGAAGAAGTCGATGTGCGTCGTCCAGTCTGGCGCCGTGTTGTCGACCGGCACCAGCTCGCGGTACTGGAAGTCCGGGTATTCGCGGGCGTAGATGCCCGGCTCGATGTAGTTCTGCGCGGTGCGCAGGAAGTTCAGCGCCAGAGCGGGCGCGTCGGTCGTGAACATGCTCGTTCTCCTTTACTTGGTGACGCCAAGGCGGAGACGTGCGAGCTGGTTCGTGGTGCTCGTGACGCTTGCCCATTCGGCATTTTCGATGAGTTGGTTTGCCGACGAGTTGGAGACGTTCGTGAACGTCCCGGTCGGCGTCATGTAGACGGGGTCGCCCTGCGCGACGGCGACGAGCGCCGTGACCCAGATGGAGCCGGTCTTCATCACGCTGATCTGGTCGAGCGGCTTGTAGACCTCGCCGTTGGCGAACGGCAGCGTCCGGTCAACGACAGCCACGCCGGCAAACTTACCGATCGCCGCTGGCAGCGCGACAGTGTCTTCGGCGGTGGCGTAGATCACGCCGCGGCCGAAGGGGATGTCACCGGAAGAAGCACCTACGATCATCGACGTGATCCAGTGCGGCTCGGTGGTGGCGATCATGCCGGGATAACCGGCCGGCGTGTCGCGCGAGTAGGAGACGGTCGGGAACACCATTATGCGGACTCCTTCTGGTTGCCCTGCCAGGCGTTGCGATCACGCTGCAGCATGGCTTCATAGGCCTTGCTGGCATCGGTGATGGTGGCCGGGGTGGTGACACCGTCGCGAACAGCGTTGGCGAACGGATCTGGGTTCTTACTCGCTTCCTCGGCAAGGATGTCGAAGCGCGCGTCGATGTAGGCGTCAGGCTTGCCGGCAATCGCGGCATCACCGAGCTTGGCGGAAACGACCGCCTTGCGGATGGCGGCGTCGGTCAGGCCTTCGGTCTTGACATCCTTGGCGATCGACTTGGCGACGGTGATCAGATCCGCACGGGCCTGCACCTTGGCATCGAGCGCCTTTTCATCGAGCACCTTGGCCTTCAGGGCGTCGATCTCGGCGTCCTTCTTGGCGAGTTCAGCGTCCTTCGCCTCGACCTGCTTGCAGGCGTCGTCGATCTGCTTGTCTTTCGATTTGGCCATGTCGGCAAGCCGCTGCTGCAGCGTTGCGATGACCGTGGCGCCCTGGTCGGTTACTTCGACCGGGATGCCATCGACGGTAACCGTCTTCAGGGTCATGATCTTTTCCTTTTCGGGTTGCTGATCATTGGTCACAGGGGCCGCGCCCCACGAAATCGCACCGTCGCCGATGCGAGCCTTTGAACCAGCCCGCGCCCGATCGACGATCGCGAGGTGGTTGATCTTGATGTTGGTCTGGGTGGCGTTGAACGCTTCGCCCTCAGGCGTGACACCGTCGCCGAACACGAGTTCGCAGGTGTAGCCGGCGGACAGCTCGCGTTTCCCGGTTTCGACTGCCTGGATCGCCGCGGCGTCCTTCAGTATCAGCGGCAGGTGCACCCACTCGCCGTCCTTCTTGGCGGCCGTGCTGACCTCACCAACGGCGAGCTGCTTCCAGTTGTCGGCCGTGACCGCTTCCGCCGGGTGATCCATCGTCACCGGGGCGTGCGTGAAACTCTGAAGGCTGGCATCGGCAAAGACCTGATCAGCCGGGCGATAGACCCGCACCACCGACAGCTCCGGCTTGCCGACTTCACTGCCGGCATAAAGCTGGATGCCGGTGCGAACCGACCGCGCTTCGGCAACGAGGTATCCATCGGCCGTCCGACGCGTGCCGGACACCGCTACAGCGTCGGTGAATTGCATGTTGATAGTCCTCAGCCGGACTCGACTCTGGGTTGATTTAGCGCTCTTCTAAAGTCGCGTAAGAAAATTGGAGGGTGTAATGGCTAACTACTTTGTTTCTTATGATCTGAATGGTCCCAACCCCACACACGCACAAATGGACGCACACCTGAAGAAGCTCGGGCCATGCGTGCATCGCGTTCTCGAAACCGTGTGGTACGTGGGCTATGGGGGTACGCTGGAACAGCTTCAGCAGTATGTCGACAAAATACTTTCTCAAAATGACAGTCTCATTGTCATCGCCGCTAGCAATGCTCGTATGAGACATCTGCTTGTCCCGAATCAGAGTGTCATAGACTGCTGGAGTAAGTAGTCCTAACTCTCTGCGATGCTTTGGGCTGTCCCTTCATAGATTTCAGCAAAGCGCTCTGGCCCAAGCACGATCTCACCCTGATAGGGCTCGACATCGGCAAGATCAGGGGAACCCGGATCGTAGCTGATGGTGATGTGCGGCTGGTATTCCGGGTGATCCCATGAAGCGCCCTTGTCGACCATCTCGTCATGGCGCCAGCGGAGCATGTTCGAGTTGAACAGCAGGACGCGAGCCTCGCCGAACCTCTCCATCAGGCGAGCACCGCCGCGCGGGATCTTGACCTCATCTTCCCATGTCGAGCCCATTTCCATCCAATCGACGGGCGTGCGGCTGAACGTGATGGTGACGTGCAGGTCATCGGCCGGGAGCGTTGTCTTGAACCCCTGCCCCTTGGCCCATGCAATGATCTCGGCGGCGTTCAGGACGTCACGTCGCACATAGAGCGTGCGCGGCGCGGCGTCGTTCGCCGCTGCCTGCATGCGCGTCACGTTGTTCGGCTTTGCCGCGGCCTGTGCTGCGGCAGCAGCCGCAAGCTCATCGTCTGACGGCTCCTGCTCGCTCAGCTTGCCGTATTCCTCGATCGCAGCGTCGAGGCCAGGCAGAACGCCATCCTCGACTAGCCGATTGACGAGAGCGTCGGAAACAGCCTCGCGCGGGACGATTTCCTGGCCGGCCGTCGTGCCAACGAGCTGGCGAGCGGCGTCGGCCGTGATCTTGAAGATATCGGCCCGCTCCTTCTCGCTCATCTGCTCCAGAGGAGCCCAGCGATAGTGGACATCGGGGTCAACCACGCCGGCCGATCGCTCGATGCATTCGTCAAGACGGGCCATGGCTGGCTGAAGCTCCAGTTCCTGCATCGACTGGATGCGGTCGTGGTAATTCTTCATGTCCGACGTGCCGGTCGAGTTCATGCCGGCGGGCGACTGCCCCAAGAGGCGCGTTACCGGAATGTCGGCAGCACCGGACACGATCTGCATGAAAGCCATGAGGATATCAGTCAGGCCGGCGAGCGATGCGCTCTTGGTGTCATATTCCTCTTCCTTGTCGAGAAGCAGCGTTCCGTTGATGCCCTTCGACATGTTCGCGAGCGTATAACGCTCAATGATTTTCGAGCGATACACCTCGTTGTTCAATGAAGCCATGAAGTCTGGGATGCGGATGACATCGACCTTCGCCTCGAATACGAGGGAGGCGATATTGCCGGCCGTGCTGTCCGCATTCTTGATCGCGTCGAGCGTGGACTGAAGAACGCTGTCGCCCCAGCCCTGCCAAACGTTCGTCGAGATCTCGTCATCGGCTGGCATCGCGCCAGAGAACAGCACCAGGCGCGATGGGTGGATGACAACCTGCTGCCCGTTGTTGCCCGAGAGGGTGTAGTCCCTCGGCTTGCCGTACCATTCAGATTCCGGGTTGCGCTCGATCTCGCCTGCACTCAGCTTGCGGCGCGTGATCACGTTCAAGTAGCGGATGCCGCCCCTGCCGATCCGCTCAACGTCCAGAGGCTTCGCCGCGTCGGCATCGCCCGTGCCGATGTAAAGCGCCGCGCCGCCGAAGAGCCGGGCCTTTTTCATGGCCTCCAGCACCTTACCCTTGACGTTCAGGCGCTTCTCTTCATCCTCGATCGCCTCAATCTGCGGCTTCTTCGCCTGCCAGCCGCGCCACTTGCGGCAGGCGTCGAGCGCCGGAATGTCCACGATCTTCCGCGGCAGCCATGCAGTGCTGTAGGCGGCGATCAGTTGATCGTCCGTCATCACCGTATGAGCGTAGAAGGTCGTCGCGGCCTTGTCTCGGTCGGTTCCCATGCGGGACACCAGGCTCGTGAGGCTATCACGAGCGAAGGCGAGAATGTTCCCCATCGGCTTCCTCAAAGGTTGTCGAGCGAGAAGGTGGAACCCCCAAGCATCAATTCTGTCAGCGCCCAGACAAGTGCGTCGGCTCGGTCAGGCGAACCTTCCCCGAGATAGCCAGAGGGCGTGAAATTGCACATCTGGTCCTCAAGATCGGGAAAGTCCCCGACGTGATGAACCCTACCCTGTTCATAAAGTGCGCTGATCGGCTCGGCTCGGACGGCCTTACCGCGGCTTGCGACCACTTCCTTGAAAGCCGCTTTCTTGTCAGCGGTGGAGACGGTGAATCTAACCATGTCGCCGCCGAAGTTACGCTCGCCGATTATCCGATGCGCTTCATGTCGGTGGTAGAGATCGACGGCTCGTCGTCCCCAGCCTTCGGGCGACATCTGGCACGTCCCGTCCTCGATCACATATCCGTGCCCATCTATGCCGAGTCCCGCGACGACGATGCCGATATCGTCCCCGGCGCCGTCTCCCCGTGTACCTGACGGGTCTACGGATACGACGATGCGGCGCATTTCTGGCAACGAGGCAACGCGCAGGCTGTCTATGCCCGGCATCGTCTTGCCGTCAGGCGCCTTGCGATCCTCCAGCGCCCAAAGTGCGCCGCTGACATCGCTCGCCCATTCGCCTGCCTCAAAGCGCAACCGCTTGGCTGCTGACATCGATGCGAGGACGTCGAAGTATTCCGCCGGCAGGTTATCGACGTTGTCTGCAGGGTTGACCTGCATCTCGACGTAGTCTTCAGGCTTGGCCAGCACCTCCTTGGTGCCTGGCTTCATCTTGGCCCGGAACATCTGGTAGCTCCAATGGAGCTTCGATGGCGGGTTGCAGTCGAAGTATGCCTTCAGCGTAAGGAACGCGCGGCCAGTGGCCAAAGCGATCGCCGGCGCCAGTTTGCATTTCTGGGCCAGACGAGACATTGCCGTCTCGACTGACGCCCATGGGATCTGGCTGCTCTCGTTGAAATAGAGAGTGGCATACTCCTGGCCGAGGATCTTCTCGACCCTCTCCTTGTCATCGAGGCCCCCGATCCAGATTTCGGAATCGTTGGGCAACTCGACATAGAAATCCGTCTTGTCGAACCTTACCTTAAGTGACGGGAAGCAGAGCGATAGGACCTTTGGCAGCGTATCGGACCAGACCGAGGTCTTGGCGTGGTTGAAACGGAAGCGGAAGATGACATGGCGAGAACCTGGCGCGTTGATGGCTCGCTGAATTAGCGCACGCACCAGAACGAACGTCTTGCCAGAGCGAGACCCGCCCCTGAGCATGATGTTGCGGGCCGGGCCGGCCAGCAGACGGTTAGCCTCTCGCTGCTTCTCCGTAAGCTTTGCTGGTTCCATGCATCACAGATTGGCATCCTCTGCCAAGACGCTGATTGCGATCGGCGATCCGTTGGGGCCGGAGTGCTCGACAGACGCCAGCTTGGCGTGAACGTAGGGCGCGGCGTCTCGGGCGGCATCCTGCGCCATCTGGCGAAGCCCGGCTGTCTTCTTCACCTCAGCGAGGAGAAACTTGAACTGCTGCTCGGGCGTGGCGTCACTCGGCACCTTGTCGGAGAACTCCTCGGCCGTGAGTCCTTCCAGAGTTGCTTCGGCGTCGAGTGCCACCTGCTGGAAGTGCCGCATGTTTTCGAGCATCACATCGAGCGGCGACATGCCTGTGGCAAGCGAACGCTCGGCCACCTCTCTGGTGCGCTGTGTGAGAGCCCCGGCCGGGCGGCCAGCGCCGTCACGTTTACCGCCACGGGCCATTTTGATTTCCTTTGATTAAATTCAAAGATTGCGCGAACTTCTCATGCCGGGCATTTTTCAGGACTGGCATGGGCTAACCTTGGGAGGGCAGGATGGACGACGTGCCGCCGTTCGTGATTGGCGTAGAGAAAGAACAGGCGCACTGGGTAGTGATTGTGGAAGAGCGCAATCAACCTGAGCGCAAGCACCGCTTTGTGAGGGAAGAGGCTGCGCATCAAAGGGCGCGCGAGGAAAGTGCGCGGCTTTCAGAAAAATACTCTGGCTGAGAAGCCGGACGTAAGCCCGGCTCTCGTTTCGGGTATGCGGGGATTAGCAGATACTTCGGGCTGACAGGGCGGACGAGAATTCCGCCTTCCCGAGATCAAGCATGGCGTTGTGGCTCTCGAAGCCGCTGGGCTCGCCCGCGGAGAGCAACATCGTACCGTGAGAGATGCCGGACACATCAAAGCGGCTGGCCCAGTACGGACGATAGGCCGGGAGGTAGCGATCGACGAAAACCGTCCTGGTGACCGCGACGCCGTCGATCTCTGTCACCCTCGCCTGAATGCGCTTCCACTGGTCGGCATCCGGAGTGCCAGCCATGCCTTCGGTGAAGCCTTCAAACCATGCTTTGAATTCGGAGAGGGTCATGTCCTGGTTCCTTTCTGCTGGGGTGGAGGGTTAGGCGGGAAGATCAGCGGGGCAAAGGTCCTTGCTCGGACGGATAGGAAGTCTCGCCAAAGCGCCAGAAGCCGAGAAACCATGAGAGCCTGAAAGAGACGCCATACCACCGCGCGATCTGGTGATCTGTGTAGTTGTTCAGGCCCTCAGTCTTGCTGGCCTTGTTGAGGAGACTTCCTGTGTACGCTCTCAGCTTGGTCGGATGGCTCGGCTCACCCTTATGGAGCCTGAAGCCGAGGAAGCCGCTCATCGCTCTCTCCTGAAATGAGAAACCCGCCAACGGGTGACAGACCGGGGCGGGCTCTCTGGCGCTTCACCCGCAGAGGTGAACTGGTTGCGGTGGCAGGATTTGAACCTGCGGCCTCCAGCTTATGAGGCTGGCGAGCTACCGGACTGCTCTACACCGACAGAAAATTGGCAATAGTTTTCCACGGCGGGGCGCGGTGAAAATCGCCCCGTGGCCCGGCGTGTATTCCCTCGTTAATCGAGGTCCGCGATCAGAACAGCCACAAATCACCAAAGATTGCAGTAACATTAAGCGACTTCTTCGATCTCCGCAAGAGTCTCGGCGGCTTGAAGCTTGTCCAACCTGTCGATAAGTGCCCTCACCTGCGATTGGGCGCCTTCGCTCATGCGATCAATGACGACATCGGCCCAGTCGCGAAGCGGGACAGTGCGGACGCGCCCCTTCGGCAGGATCTTCTTGAGTTGACCGCGAAGCTGCTCACTGCGCTTGAAGCGGCGGTTCTCCATCTCCTGCCAGCCGGCTTGCTGCTCCGCCTGGGCGGTGTCGAATTCCGCCAACATGAGCTTTGCGATCAGGCTCTCCGGGAACTGCACCGGCCCGGAAAGACGTGACGCCGACAGCATGCAGACAACGCCCTCGACACCACGCACCTTTTCGAACTCAAGTTCCGGCAGGTGAACGAAAGCGTATCCGACGAGGAACGGGATACGGCGCTCGATCATCTTGTTGGTGCGGTGGTGCTTCAGACGCAGCCATGACGCCGGCATATAGACGTCGATACCCTTCTGCCTAAGCTGGCGCTCGATGATGCTCTCGCCCTTCCGGCGCTCGGCGGCTTCCTTCTCCTTTTCAGTCGCGTTCGCTGCAATCGGCAGCGGCCGTGCCATTCGCTGCGTTCCTGGCTTGGTGCGGACAGCGTACCAACGTTCATTGCTTGCCATGGTCATGTTCCTCGTGTTGCCGCCGTTCAGTCTTGCCGCTCGATAAGTTCTGCGATGTACGATGCGAAAAGAGCCATGAAGAGAATTGGAATGAGCATCCGGGCGCGCTCCTGATCGCCCGCCAGCTTGTCCAAGACGGCGACGGTGCCAACACCCCAAAACCAAAGATCGATCTTCTTGCTCGTCTTCATCCTCACCCCTCCTTGCCGTTGAGGGAGACGTCGAGCATGGCGCGCCCTTGGCTGGTGAGGCCGTAGCCAGCGCCATGGGGCTCTCCGTCATCGGTCCACGACGTTCGATAGAATTTCGCCAGCCCCTTGCGTGCGAGACCTCGAACGGCGCGGCGAACCTTCTTGTGATCTAACTCAGCGCGCTTGGCGACAGTCGAGAAACTGATCACGTCAAAGTCAGGCTCGGTCTCCCGCCACGCTGAGAATGCCTTGGCCTCATATCCTACGAGTTTCATGCCGCATGCCTCCTTAGATCGTTCGACGCCCGCTGCTCGGATATCGTGCCCTTGCCGACGCTGCGAAGCTGGTGATGGTCGCAATAGGTTCCGGTGGCCGGATGCCCGCAGAACTGGATATCGGCCTTGCTGCCGGTGATCGGCCAGCGGCATTCGGTGGCGTCGAGCTCGAAAAGGCGCTTGAGCGTGGCCGTGGCGTCGTAGGCCTTCGCCTCTGACGGTTCGGGGGCCTTGCGCTCTTTCGGGGCCCGTGGCGGCGCGGCGGCGCGCTCTGCCTCGCGTTGGAGCCTGGCAAGCCGGCGTCGTTCCCGCTTAGCATTGTTCTCGCGGTGGCGACGGTCGGTCAGACGTTCATGGCTGCGCTTCGTCTCACCCCAGCCGCGCAGCGGGTATTCAGCTAGTTCCGAACGATTCCTGGCATAGATGCCCATGATCACCATGCGTGAAAGCTGCTCGTGCGTTCGGGCCGCGACGGCGTTTGCGATGTCGAGCGCCGACATGCCGGGGGCATAGAGTTCCTTGATCAGCTCGATACGGGCGGTGGTCTTCTCGGTGCGCCGGACGTGGATGTTCATGACCGTTTTCCCTTCACAAGGCGGGTTTCGGGAAGCTTCGAGACGTGCGGGCGGCGAACGCGTAGCTTGTCCATCTCGGCCTTGGTTTCGGGCGATGTACCGATATGCGATCGGCCGGTGACCGGCAGCGGAGCGCCCGCCTTGGCGGCGGCGAGCATGACGCGAACGCGAGCCCGAACGGCTGGATCGGCGCGCTCGACGGCGAGCGCCGCGCGACGGGCCTCGTCCTCGGCGCGCTCAAACAGGCGCTCGGCTTCGTTGCGCAAGCCGTTTTTCTCGCCGATGAATGGCGCGATGATCGACCTGGCATGCCGCGCAAACTCGGCGCAGGTCGGCATGAACTGGCCGGTGTGGTTCGCGACGCGGCCGGCTAGGAAGTCGTTCGTCGCTTCGGAGACAGCCCATTCCGGCAGGTCGCCGCAAGCCGTTTTGAACTCTCGGGCGAAATCCGCCATCTCGACATCCGGCTGGGGGCGAAGCTGGCCGCGCAAGCGAACTGCAGCATCCCGCAGTGCTCCGGTGTCGCAGCGCCGTAGCAGCATGTCGATTTCTCCGACGCGCGCCGCGATCTCCCTCGCCCGTCGGCGGTACCGCTCGGGAAGGCGCTCGAAGATGTCAGCAGGGACGAGATCAGCCATCGATGAAAGCCTCCTTCAGTTCGATGATGTCGGATTTTTTTTGCGCGCCAGCGCTGGAAGAAAAATTGCCTAATTTTTCTGACTGGCTCTTAGCTCTTGGCTTATGGGGCTTATCCTCCCCCATATGCCAACCCTTATCCGACGCGGAATTTCCCGAAGGATTTGAAAGGGTTGGGTTGCCGCCCTTTTTGCCGTTATTCCGCGCCGTAGCGGCTTTGCGCGCGTCCCGGATCATTCTCCGGGAGTAGATGCGGCCTTGCCGATCACGGGAGAACACGCCGTTTCGTTCCAGCTCGCCCAACAGGGAAGAGATCTCGGATTCCTGGCGCCCGGTCAAAAGAGCGAGCCCGGTTTCATCGAGACCCTTGCCTGCTACCGCGACGTAGCCGATCGGGTCATGTGCTGCCGCAATGCAGAGCATGCGCATCCAGAGGCCTTGCGCCGCGAAGGAGCTAAGGCGAACGGCATGATCGGTCTCCCAATCCTGCCAGAAGAATTTGGACCAGATGACGCCGCTCATGGGGCTACCCCACGCGCGACGGATTGGGAGAATGCAACCGCGTCATCAACGCTGTGAAGGCTGAACACGGGAGAGCCACGCCAGTCGTCAGCGAATGACTGCTGGTTGGCGTTCAGGCCTTTGCCATATCCCTTGGTGCCGGTTTTGACCTCGACGAGGTAATTCCGGCCGCGGAACCCGCAGAGGAGATCAACGGGCTTGTCGAGGCGGTACACGCTGAAGCCAACACGCTCCAGAACGGCGATAATCGCCGGCTCTGATTCATCTCGCTTCGCGTTGTGGCGGGGCATGCTCATCTTGCCGCCCTCTCCTTGTCGCGGGCGGACTGCTGGTGCTCACGGTGCCAGCCGTTGAAAGCCCGATAGGCTGCTCGGGCCTCACTCAGCGCGCTGTAAATCTCGCCCTCGGTGCGGCCCATGATCTGGGCTATCTCGAGAGTGTCGTGCTCGCCGTCTCGGCCGCTGAACAGCCTGCCTATTTTGAGGAGCTCGCTATTGGTGAAGGTCATAGGCCAAGATCCCCTTGGCGCTCGGCCTGCTGACGAGCGAGGTTGTCGAAACCTTCAATCGCTTGATCGAGCGTCGCGATGTGGCGTGCGTAGCGCTCTCGCCACTCGGGAGTGCGGCGCGATCCGTTGGCTTCCACCGTCAGTATCTTGTCCTGGCGGATCTCGCGCAAATCGATTGCGATGGTGCTTGCCGGCTTCCGCGTCACGCCGCTTCCTCCTGACGATCGAAAATGTCGAACATCGTCGGCGTCGCAACTTCTCGCTCCATAGCCTGAAGGTACTTGATGCCGTCGAGGAAATAGCCGGGGTTAAGCTCGGAGGCGCGACCGCGGCGGCCAAGCTTCAGCGCACGGTAAGGGACCGTGAACAAGCCGCCGAACGGATCGAAAACCAGATCCCCTTCATTCGAGAACCTCTTGATGAGGCGATCGACGATATCAAACTGGAGCGGGCAGATATGGTTCTCCAGGCCCTTCTTGGTCTGCTCTCCGTTCAGCGTCCGCATGCGGTTCACGTCATGCCAAGTGAACGCGTCGTGCGCGCCGGGCGCCAGGCTCATAAAGGTGGACGGCAGCGCGCCTCGGACTTCGAGCGCCTCCCCGATGCGGATATGGATCTCGTAGTCGTAGACGTTCTTCATCGTCCACTCGGTGAAGGCCTTCGCCAGAAGATCCGGGCCAAGGCTGGCGAGCTCTTCTGGGGTCGGAAGCCGATCGCCGGAAGAGCGCCAAAAGGCGTGAGCATCGACCTGCCACCGGGCGCGGGTGTAATCGTCTTTCGACTTGGAAACGCGCTCGTCGGCGTAGGCCTTGGAGGTGTCGGACGGCAGCTTGCGGAAGAGCAGGATGTATTCGGGCGAGCCCACGCCCATCTTCGTGCCGTCCTTGCAGTTTTCGGACCAGCCGAGGCGATAGGTCTGGTTATTCTCGCGCACCACGTCCGTGTTGACGGTGATCATGCCCATGTAGGCAAACCCGTGCTGCATGGTGTGGAAGAGAGTGCGGGCGTGGAACGGGTTGACTGTCGGCATACCCATGCCGGTGACGTTCCCGAATAGGATGCGGTCCTTGGTGTGGCAGGCATAGACCCGACCGGGCTTGAGGATCCGAAGCAGTTCGGGTGTCAGGAAGTCCATCTGCTGGAAGAAATGACCATCGCCGTCAGTGTGGCCGAAGTCATTGTAGCTCGGCGTGTACTCGTAGTGGTTCGAGAACGGGATAGAGGTGACGATCAGGTCGACGGAGTTGTCGGCCATGGATCTCGCCTCTTCGACGCAATCGTTATTGGCTACCTGCCACCCCTCGCCGCGCGCTTCGATCCGCTCGACGCCGATGGAGCGGGTCAGGACCTCGGCAGCCGAAAGCTTGTCGAGACCATGTTCACGGATGATTTCGCTCATTTTCTCGACCATGCGATTATGTGCCTCCCATTTGGCTTGGAGGGTGCGCAGGACCTCGCGCTCGCTCTCCGCGTAGATGATGTGGATCTCGACCTCTTCGACCTGCAGGAAGCGGTAGATGCGGTGCAGAGCCTGGATAAAGTCGTTGAACTTGAAGCCGATGCCGAGGAACACAGCCTTGTGGCAGTGGCGCTGGAAGTTGCAGCCGGAGCCGGCGATGACAGGTTTAGCGGCGAGGTACTGAAACTTGCCCTCGCTGAAATCGACGATGGCCTCTTCGCGCATCTCAAGATCCTGGGTGCCGTAGATCGACACGGCCGACGGAACGGCGCGCTCGATCGCGCGGCGCTCGTCTTCAAGATCGTGCCAGATGATGAAATGATCGTTCGGGGCGCCAGCAAGGATCTCGGTCATCTTCGCGATGCGAGCCTCGAGGGTATCGCGCTTCTCACGGGATGCCGACACGACGCCGACGGCGGTATCCCGGAAGAGCGCGGCTTGGCCGTCGCGATCAATGCCGCCGTCCGCGATGTTCGATTGAACCTCGTGGTAGATGACCTTGAACGGTGGCAGATCGTATCCTTCCGCCGAATGGCCCAGGTCGGCCGGCGACTGCAAAAAGATCGCCCACGAATTAAGCCACAGCCAGAATTCACGCTCCTTGTGCGGGTAGAGCGTCAGATTGTTGGCCTGGGTGCTGTCGCGCTGGAAGAACCGCGTCAGGGCCTGCCCGGTGTCCATGATGCCAAGGAACCCGGCGTAGTGGATCAACTCCTTATATCGGTTCGGGCTAGGTGTGGCCGTGGCGACGAAGCGGTACCGCACTTGATCGAACAGCGAGAGGAATGTCTGGTAGGTCTTCGAGCCATAGGAGCGAAGCACAGACGCCTCGTCCAGGCTGACGGCCGTGAACTGGTTCGGATCGAGCTTTCCGTCGCGAACGGTCTCATAGTTCGTCATGTAGATGCCGGTCTCGCCAGCTTCCTCGATGCGACGAATGAACTTGATATCGACGTCGAGCATCTTGCCGTCTCGGCGAAACTCCTGGCGGACGCCGAGCGGCAGGACGAGCCACGGCCGGCGACGGCGGCGCAAACGAGGCGTAGGACCTCGATCTGGATAACCGACTTGCCCAGGCCGAACGCGGCGAAGATGGCACGCTTCCCGCCGCGCGCCGCCCATACCACGATATCGCGCTGATGGGGCTTGAGGATCGGGTTCACGTCATTATGAGAGATCGGCAGGCCTGAGACCGGCGCGAGACGGATTTTGCCTTTGAGGAAGTCGCCGTAATCCATCGTCATTCCCCCACGATCCAGTCGGCCCTATCGGCCCATTTCCGAGAACGGTCGCGCCAGCGCTTCGCGATGCGCAGCCGCCTCAAAAGCGGCAATCTTTTCATCCAGCGAAGCCAGACGGGCGGTAAGTTCTCGTTGCTCACGGTGAGCCTCCTCGACGAGGGCCGCCCTCAAGGCGTCCATTTCTTCGCTATCGATGCGGCGCGCATTGCCCTCCCAGATCGAACGGGCGCGGCGCTGCGTGAAGTCTTTGGTGACGCGTGGCGAAATGAACCGCACAGCGTGATAGAAAATGTTGTCGAGCTTGCCGTAACGATGGATCGGCCAAGCGTCTCTCATCAAATCTCTGGCTGCTATGCTCGGGCTCATTCCCTTGTTCCTGCTTGCCTTTCGCTTGGGGCGTCGCCCCAAATTCTTGTGTTCAAATCCCGACACCTTGTCGTGCTCCCGTGCGATTGTTCTCGTGTCGAAGGAGAACTGTCATGGACAGGATCACTACTGAGAAACGAGATGGCTCCGATGAGCTTGCCGGCTCTTGTGAAGCCATCTCGTCCGGTCCGCCTGGGCCGAACCGTCTAATTCCATTCCCGGTGGCCGCCGCAGCCAAAGGCCGGGATACTGAGGGCGCCGGGGTATCCTCGGCTTCGGCGTCCTCGTTCGTTCCGTTGGGAGATGCCGTGCACGCAGTCGTTCTGCGGCTTCGAGGCGATTTCCCAAGGATAAGGGTGAGCGGGCAGCTTGGAGGAGGAAGCCGCCCGCTCGATGATCAGCAGGAGGGGGACCGCTGACCAAATTTCGAAACCTGATCGCCTTCCGGCGCGCCTGAGGATTCGCCGCGTCCGTCGTCACGGTCGGCCAAGGCGTATGCCAGAGCCGTCGCGCCGCAGAGGATCGTGAAGCCGATGATGCCGTAGATGAGCCAGCTCATGCGTCCACCTCTACCGGCTTCCCGGTCTTATTCAGGAGGCTGCGGAGGATGGACATGCCAAGGTCAGTGCCGCGCTCGACGGCAGGCCGGAAGCGCCACGCCGAAAAGCCTGGCTCGAACTTGAAGCCGTGCGCAGCGACAAAGTGGGAGTTGTCCAACTCAACCAGCAGAAGACATATCTCGCCAGAAATCGTCGTGGTCCTGACATCACGGACGGTGTAGACGCACCCCTTTACCGGATACTTCGCGCCAAGACGGGTTGCGCGTGCTTTGGGCACGATTCCATCCCCGACACGAACGCTGTCGTCCACGAGAACGACCTTCTGCCCAATACGGAAATTGCACGTCATGCTGCCTTCCTCCTCGGACGGGATTGATGGGAACGGACGAATGGAAGCGCGCCGGGAGTTGCCTCAACCGCGAACTGGGCTTCCTGATCGACCGGATAGGTGTGTTCTGTCTCAGGACCGCGCGCCGTCATTCCGCAGCCTCCAGAGCTTCCGCCAGCCCGAAGGCGGTCATGATGTCGTCGGCACGGTCGGGCATCGCCTTGGCCAGATCGGCGGCGATCTTCTTTTCCTGTGCCGTGGTGAAATTGCGTGCGGCGCGCTGCCACTCGATCAGGTCGAGGAGCACGTCCGCCCCGGTGTATTCTTGAACGGGGTAGGAGAAGCCGTACTTGCGGGCGATGGTGTACCGGTTCCAGCCGTCTATGATCACGTCACCCTGGCGGATGATCGGCTCGCGCACGCGGTTGACGGCGATGTCCTTCTCAAGGCGGTCGTATTCGGCCTTGGACAGTTCCGGGAAGCAGCTCGCGAACGGCAGGCGCTTCACTCCGGACTGCGGCACGTATTCCATGACGACGCCGGCTGCGGGGAGAGCGGTATTGGCGGTGCCCTCCCCTGTAGAAAGAACCGTGTTGTTTTGGTCTGCGCGCTCCGCGCCGCCATCTACATCGTCGCCTCCTGCGTTGGCGGCGGCGCGATCTCGTTCTGCTGCCGCCTCGCGGTCAGTCTCGCGCTCGTCGCTGGTTGGTGCCGTCGCTTCGCCTTGAGTGGCGACGGTGGCTTTCTCGGAATGGGAATTGGTGGCTTGCCCCGATTGGGCGTTGCAGTATGCCGACGTTTCGTCGGACCGGCCTGGAGTACGCTGATCCGCATCCATTTTTTCGCCGCCAGCATCGGGACTTGGTATGCTCGGTTCGCCACCGGAAACCGCCAAGGCTGCGGGCCGGCTGTTATTGGACACGACGCTTTCTTCCGCCTCGCGCGTCGTCAGCGAGGGTGTGGAGGCGGGAGACGCGCCCTCCGAAGCTTCTTCCGCCGTTACCGGCGCTGTTCTGATGTCTTCGTGCTTGGTGAGGATGGAAAGGCCACCGTCGGAGCGGCGAGCAGCTGCGTAGCCGTTGCCCTCACGTGCACGTGCGCGTGTGAGGAGCGAAACGTAGTCGTCGATGCGCTCGCCTTTTTCCTCGCGCTTCTCCTTCGCCTTTTCGTCAAGGCGCATCTCGCCAATAGCACCCTTGAGCGCGGCGACTTCGGCGGACACATGCTTGCCGTCCCACCCAAGACCGCGCAGTTCTTCGCGCAGATCGGCGTAAATCTGTTTCAGGTCATCGGCCGCCTGCTGGCGCATGTCCTCGGCCTCGTTGATGAGGCGGGCAACGCGAGCAGCCATGTCGTCGGGGATAGTCTGAGGATCGCCGATCATGCCGCGGCTCCCGAGGCAGCGACCAGACCGGCCAGATCGGGCCGAAGCTCATGAGGCGGGATGCCTGTTGCCTCAGAAACAGCTTGAAGGTTCTCAGCGGGAATGCGCCGTTTACCAGTCTCATATCGAGACCATTGGACGCCGCTAACGCCGACGAGTTCTCCGGCCTCTTCGATGCTGAGTTTGCGCGCCTTGCGCCATGTCCTGATCTTTTCCATGACGCGAAATTACCATATTGGCAATTTCAGTCAATCAGGAAAATTACCAATTTGGCTATTCGTGGCCACAAGCCTCAAAAGTAGATTGCCACAATGGCAAGCACGAAGACGGCAACAGAGCCAAAAGGCATATTCATCAGAGAGTTGATGGAAGCCAGAGGGCTGAAAAACAAGGATATCGCAGAGGCGATTGGTACGAGCGACGTCAATGTCTCGCGCCTTCTAAGTGGGCAGCGCGGCCTTGATCTCGATTGGCTGCACGCGTTTGCGCGCGCGCTTGATGTGCCAATCTGGGAGCTTTTCCAGCCCCCAGGGCGCAACGGTAGAGTATCGGGAGAGACCGAAGTTAAATCCCTGCTGAAAAGAATCGACGGGTTACCTGATGAGGCGATCAACCACGTTTGGCGGCTAATTGACGGTTACGTTTCAGACGCCGAGTGATGTGGACAAAAGGATCGTTGTGATCAATCTGAACCCGCCACTCCCCGCCATGTAGAATTGCCATCGCAATAGAGATTTCAGCGGCTTTGCGTTTGATGACGGTCTCCATCTCCTCCTCAGTCTTTACACCGCTGCCGTAGAGCAGGTCGGCAACGGTCTCCTCAGCCTTGTTGGCATACTTCCGCCTGATCTGGTGGATAATCGCCATGACGCGTTACCCTCCTAGATCGGCTGCATGTTGCTGACTTCCTCGGGTTTTTCGTCGCCGTGGAAATAGATCAGCTTCGGCTCACCGAAGTCGCCGCTTTCAGGGTCACCTTCCATCACGGTCGCGAAGACCATGGGCTTCTGTAGCGCCAGGCGCTCGGCCATTCGCCTCGCGTGCATCACGCTCGTTGCCTGCACCGGGATATCGGGCTTCATGCCGCGCTTGGCTGGGGAGAAGGATTGAACCACGAAAAACTCTGCCATGTTCATGCTCCTTGGGATTTTGGGATGCCCTTAGCATGACTCGAAAACGAGAACGCAACAAGAACAAAGTTAGGAAAATAGTCATACTCGTTAACAGCTACCAGATGTAGCGATTGCACGTAATGAGAGTCGCTTTTTCTTGTGCTCCGGCGGAATCTCGCTATCGTGAAATTGGCTCTGAGGGGGATGGAGATGGCCGAAAAGCCGAAATCGAACAACCGCTATGCGATGCGCGAGGACGGCACTGGATGGTGGGCCGTCTATGACATCTTCACAGGCATGACGGCCGAGGTGAACGGCGTGCCGCAGGACGGGTTGGACATCGAGCAGGCCGACGATCTCGTGGACCTTCTGAACGCTGAGTACATCGCTAGACGTAAGGGGACGACGCATTAAGCGGCCGCCACACGGCGATGAATAGGAAAACTTGAGCCACTATCGCGGTAGACTTGGCGATAGATGCAATTTTAGCTATATTGAGAGAGATCTTAAACGAAAAGCCGCCCCCGGCCAAGGAAAGCGGCTTTCGCGAATGATCAGCAACTTGGCTAGAACACTCTGCACACCCCTAAAATAGTGTTTTTGGGGAAGATTTCTAGCCTTGTTGGGCATCACCTCAACCAATTGAAAAGGCTAGATAATATGACAAATACAAGCAGTTTAGCGATCACCCCCACCCAGCTTACATTTGACCTTGAAATCGTCGTTGAAGCTGAAATCGATGGCGTCGGGATGGGCGTACTCGGGGACGGGACACCATTCCTCACCCTCCGCGGCCTATCTCGGATGTGTGGCGTCGCTATTTCAACTCTCGTCAAGCTTACAGACGAGTGGGGACAAATTCCAACAAAGGGACGCGAGCAGAAAATTCGCGACCTGATTAAGGCTCAAGGTTTTGATGACACCGTCTTCTTTCATGCGGTGAAAAAGAACGGCACGATCCATCACGCTGTTCCAGCCCACGTTTGCATGGCAACTCTCGAATATTATGCCTTCGAGGTTTCTGGGAATGATCACGCGATAAATAGTTACCGCACTCTCGCTAAGAAGGGCTTTACGGACTTTGTCTATGCCCAGGTGGGATACAATCCAGACGGCAAGGTAAGTCTGGCATGGCAGCAGTTTCACGATCGCGTAAGCCTGGTCGCGAATGCTGTCCCGACCGGATACTTCAGCATCTATCAAGAGATCGCCGGCATGATTGTTCCGATGATCAATGCCGGGATCGATGTCGGCCCGCACATCGTGCCAGATATCAGCGTGGGGCAGCGCTGGGCCAAGCACTGGAAGGGTGAAAGCCTAGAGGTCGTGTACGGAGAGCGTAAGCAGTATTTGCACGAATATCCCGTCTACTTCCCTCAGGCGCTCTCAAACCCTCAGACGCCGTATTGCTACCCGGACGAAGCACTAGGCGAATTCCGCAAATGGTTCCGTAAAACCTACCTAGGGGATCACCTGCAGGATTATCTTCAGAGCCAGGCAAAGCTCGGGAAAATCAAACCGGCAATCGCAACGAAAGCGATTGAGGCATTCAAGCCGAAGGCTATCGCGAAGTAGGCTTCGCCCGGAGAAACATCATCGAGCCCGCCCTCACCGGCGGGCTTTTTCGTTCCCACTCCCTTCGCCCGGCCGGTTCGTCCTGCCGGGTTTTTCGTGTGGTGATTCTAGCAGGTTTGGTGGCGGCGGCAAGAAAATTACCAAATCGGCAATTTCCCTATTGACCATTACTTACCATTTCGGTAATTTCTTCTCATCACCCCGACACACCGGGAATATGAGGAGCGCCCCACATGGCACACGAAGCCGACCGCACCGCAGACGCGATCCGCATGAACCTGAGCGATCTGGACGCTGTCATCACGAAGGTCCGCCATCTTCACCGGATCGGCAAGGAAGCCCCGAAGGCTTCGGCCCGCTACCTCGAATACGTCCGCAACATCCACGAGATGAGCGAGCGCGCTGTATCGGTCGGCGGCAAGGGCCCGCTGTTCGACAACAAGCACCAGCCCATTCCCTTCTGCGGCCAGTTGGTCGGCTTCACTGCCGAGCAGATGCAAAAGCTCCGCTGGAAGGGCGTCTTCGACGACATGCCGGCCCGCGCAGCCGTCGAACCTTTCCCCTTCCTCGAAGCTGCGGAGTGATCCCATGGCCGAGCGTATGACCAGCATCCGCCTTCCCGGCTCCAAGCACGTCGGCTTGGCTGATTGGGGCCGAAAGTCCCGCGAGGAGATGATCAAGATGATCCGCGATCACGCTGCGGATCAGAGGTCCATGGCCGACGCCATCCTTGCCGCGTCCGACGATGATTTCCTCGTCGAGACCTACACGGGCGTCCACGTCCACCGTAACCGGGAGGTCATTCATCCGGCCTCTGCTCTGGAGGCTGCGGAATGACGACCGTCGAGAAAAACTGTGCCGCATGCGGGGCACCGATCACGGTTCGTCTGGCCGACCACAAGCGCGGCTGGGGACGGTTTTGCGATAAGTCCTGTGCCGCTGGCTACAAGTGCGGCATGCGCCCCCGTGATGTGAACAAAGGGCACGCCAAGGAAAGCGTGTGGGCTGAGAAGGCATTCAGCGAGCGCGAAGCGGCTGGCGTCGATGAGTGGCCCAAAGTCCCGACCATCAAGGAGCAGCTTGGCCGCAAGGTCAAGGTTCGGCCGATCTACCACTCGCCGTCGAGCTGCCGGAAATGCGGCAAGCGCGTAAACGGTCCCGGTCTTTGTTGGGAATGCGACGAAGCGGAAGAGGCACTCAATGCAATGGAAGCCGGTTGGGATGGGCACAAGACCGGGAGTGCCGCATGACCCGCTGCGACCTCCACACCCACGCCGAGTGTTCATGCATCGCCTCTGGCGTATCCTGCAGGGTTCAGTCGCCGGTCTACCTCATCCTTGAGGAAGCAAACACCGGCGCGGCCAAGCACGGCAACGCCTGCCTGATCCTCCTCGCATTCATTGTTTTCGCAATCGTTATCGGAGCCGGCCTCACGGTCGGGCCGAGCGCAATCTAAGGAGCAACGCATGTCTCAGGATAACCCGTGGGCTTGGTGGCAGGCCGCGCTCGAAGGCAACGTCGGCCCGATGCACGAAGGCCTGCCCGAACAAGGCTACTACCGTACGCGCTTCAAGGGCGGCCAGTGGGAGCCGGTAGCGCTGTGGCGTGACGATGACGGATGCTGGCTGGCGCAGCGTGGCGACAGGATGGTCGATCCGGCCGATGCCTGGAACTTCTGCCGCACGCATCCGGTCACGCATGAAGCATGGAGGAAGGCCATGGACGGCGGCGGCTGGGACGATGAGCCGCCAGCGCCCGCAATGGGGCACAACCTGCCGGCCGATCCTTTCGAAGCGCTCAAGCTGGAATATCAGGCCGAAAAGGAACTTGCCGCCGAACTTCTGAAAAAGGAAGTGAAGACGGAAGATCAGGCCAGCCAGATCGCAATCCTTTCGAAGAGGGTGGCGTCGGTCGCGAAGAAGGCGACCGACCTTCACAAAGTCGAGAAGCAGCCGCACCTGGATGCCAGCCGCGCCGTGGACGACAAATACCGCTACCTCAAGGAAGATCCCGCGGACCTGTCAAAGCAGCTCAAGCGCCATCTCGACCCATTTCTCCTTGAGCAGCAGCGCATCGAGCGCGAACGGCAGGAAGCCGCGCGGCGCGAAGAGGAACGGTTGCGCCGAGAGGCCGAGGAAGCTGCCCGGAAGGCCGCCGAAGCCGATCAGCAGTCCCAAGCCGAGCGTCAGGCCGCTGTCGACCGCGCCCGTCAGCTTGAGCAGGAAGCCGCAGCCAAGGCGAAGGAAGCCGAGGCGAAGAATGCCAGCGCCGGCCGCACTGGTGCCCGCGTATCACTCCGCACGTTCGTCGACGCGAAGGTGAATGACTATCAGGCGGCCGCCACAGCGCTCGTGCTGATGAAGCACCCCGACATTCTCGCCGTCATCGACCAGCTCGCTAAGCGTGCAGTCACGGCTGGCCAGTCTCTTCCGGGCGTCGAACGCGTCGAAACACAGAGGGCCGCATGATGAACGCTCACGTTCCAGCACTCGCCGGCGGCGGACAGGTCATCGCCATTGTCCCGCAGACCTTCGAAGAAACCATGCGCGTGGCGCGCGCCGTCGTCGCCTCCGGCCTCGCACCGGCGGCGCTGATCGGTAAGAAGACCGGCGACGATGCGGCGGCCGCCGTTGCCGTCTGCATCATGTCTGGCGCCGAGCTTGGCCTGAAACCGATGGTAAGCCTTCGCAGCTTCACCGTCATCAATGGCAAGCCCGCACTATACGGTGACGGCCTGATCAACGTCGTCCGCCAGTCGGGCAAGGTCGCATTCCTGAAAACCGGCTACGAAATGCGCGACGGCCAGATGGTCGGCTACTGCCATGCCAAGCGCAGCGATACCGGCGAGGAAAGCCGCGTCGAATTCACCCAAGCGCAGGCTGAACGCGCTGGCCTTTGGGACGATCGGCCAACGATCCGCAAGCAGGTTTGGGAGAACAACCAGAAGGTCTGGAAGGATGGCCAGCCCAACGATGCGCCGTGGTACAAGTTTCGCGAACGCATGATCGCGTGGCGCGCGGCCGGCTACTGCCTTCGCGAACTGTTCGGCGACGTGCTGGGCGGCATACGCGACGAGTTCGAGGCACGCGAAATCGCGGACGCCGACGAAATGCGCGATATCACGCCGGCCGAGCGCCCAGCGCCGCCGAAGCCGCCGGTCCCGCCCGCTCCGCCGGCAACGAAGACCATCGAGGCCGAACTGCCGGTTGATGAGCAGTCGACCGAATCCGAGTTCGACCTCGGCAGCTTCCTTGAAGAACTCGAGACCTCGCTCGCGACCGCGAAGGACTCTGCGTCGGCTGCTGAGATCTGGAACGACTACGACGCGCCGGCCATCCTTGAAAGCAACGGCCACGCCGACATGATCGATACCGCCTACGCGATGCGCGACAGAGCCTATGCCAAGCTCGAAACGCTGAACGGGGGCTGATCATGGCGAAGCGCACCGAAAAGCCCGTCTATGCCTTCATCCGTCGCGGCAATTCGCTCGTGCCGGAAATGCAATACGACCTGCAGGCGCTCGACGGCATCGAGAACGGTCAGCGGGTGAAGCTCGAAATCAAGCAGTGGCGCAACCTTGATCGGCTCAAAGCCTATTGGGCGACCTTGCAGGACTGCATTGACGCCACCGGCTGCGCGCCGAGCAAGGAAGCGCTCGACCAGTATATCCGCCCGGCCGTCAACTTCGTCGACACGATCCGGCTTGCGAACGGCTTTCTGGTCGGTGTCCCGCGCGCCATCAACACCCGCGAATGCGAAGAGCCCGAGATGATCGCCTTTTTCAATGCGGCGACGGAACTGCTCGCGCGCGAGTTCGGCTACGTCCCGCCGACGCCCGAAGAGCGGCGCGGCTTCCATGAGGCTGCGAACGATAGGAGAGTGGCATGAAGATGCGCGTCACCTTCGAAGTCGATCAGAACGAACTCTTCGACATGCTCAAGAAGATGAACGGCGACTTTGCGCCGCTCGGTGGCCGTGTCGTCGGAGAACTGCTGACCAGCGGTACCACCATCCTCGACGCGATCGGCATGGCCGTATACGGCGTCACGGTCGTTTCGAAGCACCCTGTCACAGATACTGTCGGCGGTGCACCATGACCGAAGAACAGCGCCGCATGCTCGCCGCCATGGTCAAGAAGCACCCCGGCATGCGGGTGTCCTCTCTGATGAGGAAGATCGAGGCCCAGATCAAGGTCAACCAGCTTCGTGCCGAGATGGGCTACCGGCCAGAACGGACGGAAGCGCAGAAGGAAATGCTCGCCGGCATCGGGGAGTGGATGTGATGGCTATGCGCATCAACACCGCGGCATTCCGCACCGACCCCGAGCCGCCCAAGCGCCGGCCGAAGAAGCGCAGCGACTATCTCGCGTTCCTCCACGAGCTGCCTTGCGTCGTCACGGGCCGGATTGGCGTTCAGGCCGCGCACCTCTCCTACGCCAATATCTTCCACGGTCATTTCGGCCGGGGCAAGCAGACCAAGGCGCCGGATAGGTTCGCCCTGCCCCTCTGCCCGGAAGAACACACCGCCCAGCACGCGATGAACGAGCGAGCCTACTGGGAGAGCAAGGGCATCGAACCCCACGCGCTGGCGAACACTCTGTTCGGGCTTTGGAACGACTACGACGAGCCCGAGGCTATCACCTACTGCACCAACCGTATCATGCAGGGCCTGGCTGTTGCCGGCCGTCTGCCTTCGAGGGATTTGGCATGACCGACAGCAAGAAGATTGAAGATGGCGGGCCGGCATTTGCACGCGCTGGCGCAGAACATTCGCAAGGTGGAAACTTCGAGCAGGATGGCATGAGCTTGCGTGACTATGCAGCCATCCACGCGGATGTGCCGTGGAATGCCGTGATCGAAACGCTCCGACTGATAGGGAACGAGAATCCAACGATTGAGGCAATCGTCGATTACCGCGCCCGCGTCAAATACGCGGAGGCCGACAGCATGATCGCGGCCCGTAGCAGGCCCAAAGTCTATACCATTGGCGATGCCACTATGGAACGCGTTTTCAAGCCTTCCGGCCTCACGAACGTCTCTGACCTTCAAGCAGTGTTCGACGCGGTCGAGAAGGCGCTGGCCCCCGGAGGGCGCGACGATGAGTGATCTCTCCCCCATTCCGGCGGAAACGCCTATCGCAGATCATGTGGAACGAGCGGTTTCCTTGATGAAAGACGGCGCTCGCATGACGTTAGACACAATCGACGGTAACTCCGGTTTGCTTTCCGCTTTTGGCGGCGAGGTGTCCAGAGAGATTGCACGGCGTTTGCCTGCCATGGAAAACGACCGCCTGCTGCCAGACAACGAGGATTACCGCAAAGGCTACTATGCTGGCTATGCGGACGCCTATGGCGACGCAGGCACTCTGAAAGAGACGATGACAGCGCTCAAAGACGAGGTGGCTATGCTTCGGGAGGCCCTGATGCCTTTTGCGTTTGCCAAGAGCAGTCTCAACTTCGACCGCTTTGACGACGGGAACACGGCCTGGGTAGCTGTAGACGGCGCCGGTTCTGATCGCGTCTACTTCTTCGTTGGCGATGTCATCCGTGCCCGCACCGCTCTTACCACTACGGAGGGCGTGTAGATGACCGAGCGTTGCAAAGCCAATCCTTGCTGTGGCGAACCCTACGGAAAGTGTGAAATCCCACTCCCGCAGCACCGTTCTGGATTGTGGTTCCACAACACCAGTGAGTATCGCGACAACTACGCTGTCGATCAATTCGCTATGGCGATGAAGGTGAAACTCGCTCAGAAGCGCCTTGAGGGGCGCGGCGGATGGGATCGCGAAGACGAATGCTCAAAGGAGTTCCTGTCGCAGCTTCTTCGCGAGCATATCGAAAAGGGTGACCCGATCGACGTGGCAAACTTCGCCATGATGCTCCACCAGCGCGGCGGGATAATCTCGTGATGACCGACATCGAAACCTTGCGCAGTCCTCTTGCTCTCGTCGCTCATCGACAAATCCATTCGGATTGCGGCGGCGCAACTGTGTTCTGCGTCGTCCTCGCGGATGGCTTCATCGTGGATTGCGGGTCTGACGGATATTCGCAGAAGCGCGCGATGATCCTCGCGGAAGCGGTCAACTCATTTGGCCCGGAGAAATTCCTAATGCGGAAGGCAGGTGAAGCATGACCTCCCCCTCCTCCCCCGTAGACAGCATAGCTAAGGCGATGGAAGGCGTGACGCCGTGCGGATACCAGAGCCGCCCTCGCTACGAATATCGTGACGCAACCGTGTCTGGCACGCCTTGGAGGCTTTGCGGACAGGAAGAGGCGACCGATATGTTCAAGCGCGAACCTCGCTTTGAATATCGTGCGATCTACGACGCCGACACAGTCCTCGATCTCGCCCGCCAGGCAGAGGCGATGAAGCGGGAGATGGCGAAGAAGGACGCGAGGATCGCGGCGCTGGAGAAGGTGCTGGCCGGCGATCACGAGATCAAGCCGCTCTCCGAAGACCGTCTGGAAGAAATCCTCGAATTCGAAGAGCGCTTCAAAATGTGCGGTGGTGCCGGCGATACGGCTTCGCTCGACTGGTCAACCCAACGCGCGCTGATCGACGAGGCGGTACTGGCCTCCCGCGCCCGCGCCCTTATTGGAGGCGGCAATGCAGAAGACTGAGCGAGTAACCGACGAGATGGTCGAGGGCGTGCGCATCGAGAGGATACCGACCCTCGAAGAGGCCATGATAGCAGCCGCTCGCATCGCATCTCGTGGACCGAATGGAGAAATTCCGGTTCTGGTCCTTCGGGCTGAGAATATCCGAGAGAAGGCCATAGAGGACGTTCTGTCCGCGCTGACTGCTCACGAACTTTACCGCTACAGGCCAAAAGCCTTTCACGGCTTCATCGAATACGCTCGGACAACCTTGACAAGCGACGAGGAAGCAAGCGTGTGGCGCTCCGCCCTTGTCGATGTCCCGGCGGTAGCGAGCGAGCCGGTGGCGTGGATTTCTGAGCATGAACTGGCAAAATTGAAGGTGCGTCAGTCGGCTACGGTCATGCCGTCTCAGGATCGCGATGATTTTCAGCGCCCGCTCGTTTTCGGAGACGCCTCTTCACGAGCCCACCCTCCCCGCTCTTCGCTCATCCAATCCGAAGAGGGCGAAGAGGTCGGGCAAGCCATGTGTCGCTTGCTCCAGCAGGTAAACCGTGTGCCGACGAAGGATGTTTCACAGCGGGACCGGGACATCAAGACGCTGATTTCCGCCCTCTCCACCCGTAAAGGCTCAGCCGATGGCTCCGCCAGTGGCACGAAGGGGGTCGAGTGATGGAGCCACGACGCCTTCTCATCAGCTTTTCCGGCGGCGAGACCTCGGCGCTGATGACCAAACTCATCCATGAGCGTTGGAGCAACCAGTACGACGAGATCGTCACCGTCTTCGCCAACACCGGCTTGGAAAACGAAGAGACGCTATCCTTCGTTCAGCAATGCGACAGTGCCTGGGGATGGAATGTTATCTGGGTGGAAGCCGTCACGGATCCGCGCCACGGGAAGGGTGTGACGGCCCGCGTCGTCAACTTCGATACTGCCTGCCGGGATGGGTCGGTCTTCGAGGCAATGATCGCGAAGCACGGCATTCCTGGTCCCGGCTTCATCCACTGCACCCGCGAACTCAAAGAGCGGGCAATTACCGCCTATGTCCGCACTCTTGGATGGTCGGCCGGGAGCTATGACACGGCGATTGGCATTCGGTCTGATGAAGGGGATCGAATGAACCCGAGCGCACGCGCCAAGCGTATCGTTTACCCTATGGTTGCCCCGTGGCCGCACCGCAAGGCCGATGTGAACGGCGCTTGGGATCGGCAATCATTCAGGCTCAAGCTCAAGGGCTACCAGGGCAATTGCCGCACGTGCTGGAAAAAGTCGCTGCGCAAGCACCTGACCATCATGGCGGAGACCCCAGACGCTTACGATTTCTTCGAGCGCATGGAGGCTACCTATCCGATGGCAGGCGCCAATCCGCGCAACGAGCCAAAACGGTTCTTCCGCGACCGCCTGACCGTTGCCGATATTCGCCGGCTTGCCGCCGAAGGCAACTTCGAGCCGGCTGAAGACGACGCGCGTGTCTACCAGATCGACCTTTTCCATGGCCTTGAACTCGACGTTGGGGGCGGGTGCGAGGAAAGCTGCGAGGTGACCTTCGATGATGCTGCCTGACCTCAGAACTGCGCGTACCGTTCGCGTCGATATCTTCATTGCTGGCGACCACCAGCAAGCTAAGCAGGTCTGCCGGGAATGGTGCATGGAGAACGGCGCCTGCGTCACCGTCGAGCCGGTAGATTACATCTACACGGGCGGCGAGGAGGCCGGCGTGCGTGTCGGCTTCATCAACTATCCGCGCTTCCCGGCCAGCGAGGCATACATCACGGGCCGCGCCGAGAACCTCGCCGCGCGCCTGATGCTCCGGCTCTGCCAGCATTCCTATTCGATCGTCGGCCCGGAAGAGACCACCTGGTACTCACGGCGGCCCGAGGACGCCCTCAGTGCTTCCGGAGGCGGAGAATGAAAACTCATGTCCTCAAATGCTGGACCGAGCAGTTCCGTGACGTCCAGGATAAGCGGAAGACCTTCGAGTTTCGCCGGAATGATCGGAACTTTGCCGTTGGTGACGTTCTTGATCTTCGCGATTTCTCGCCGGAAACGCAGCTATTCAGCGGCTCCAGCGAGCTACGCCGCATCACGCACATCCTGTCGGCGGGCTTCGGTTTGCCGGAAGGCTATGCCGTATTGAGCCTTGAGCCGGTGGAATGCTGCGGCAGGCCTGCCCATGACGGCGATCCCTGCGGCTACATTCTCGAATGCTGCGAGCGATACCGCGCGCCGATGGGGGACGGCACCCTGCTCGACGCCATCCAGCACGAAAGCTGGGACTTGCGCTGCTTCAACATCCCGACCGGCGGCGACGATTGCGACATCGGCTGGAGCGTGATCGGGCATTGGCAGGCCGAACCGCACGAGCGCGTCATCGCCGAGATCTATCACGACGACCCGCGCGCGGCGATCCGAGCCGCCATAGCTGCGTCTGGAAACGGGGGCGGCGAATGATCCCGTCCGCCTACTACAACGAGATCAACCCGTACGCCGCGCAGTGGCTGCGAAACCTTATTGCCGCCGGCCATATCGCGCCCGGTGACGTTGACGAACGGAGCATCGTGGATGTCCAGCCCGACGACCTCATCGGCTATACGCAATGCCATTTTTTCGCAGGCATCGGAGGATGGAGCCTCGCTGCAAGACTGGCAGGATGGCCCGACGACAGACCTCTTTGGACTGGTTCCTGCCCCTGCCAGCCGTTCTCTGTCGCAGGCAAGGGCGAAGGCAAGGAAGACGAACGCCACCTCTGGCCGGTCTTCTTTTCACTCATCCGTGCCAGAACGCCCGCTGTCGTCATGGGAGAGCAGGTTGCGGCTGCGGTTGGAAAGGATTGGCTCGACGGAGTGCATTCTGACCTGGAAGGAATCGACTACACCTGCGGGGCGGCCGTTGTCCCGGCTTGTGCCGTCGATGCGCCCCATAGAAGAGATCGACTTTGGTTTGTGGCCGACGCCACACACCAGCGCCTCAACCGGGGCGGGCCGGCAGGGCCGGGCCGGAGGAATGAACATTCAAACCGCAGTGGCGTCGATGTGGCCGACCCCCACATTGCCGAGCGGCGGGCAAACCGTACCGCATGGAACGTCGATGACGGGCAAGAAACCGGATGGGACCAAGGCGCAAGTTACGCTGCGGCTGGTAGCCGATGGCTTGTCGGACCAGACGGCAAAGCCAGGCGCTTTGAACCCGGAATTCGTCTGCTGGCTCATGGGGTTCCCGCCCGAGTGGGAAAGCTGCGCGCCTACGGCAATGCCATCGTCCCGCAAGTCGCGGCCGAAGTGATCGGCGCATATCTCGACACGATCGACGAGCGGGATTGCCCGGCCTGCGGCGGCACTGGCCGCATGGGTCCGTTCTTCCCCGGCGGTCTCTCGACCGTCTGCGGCAACTGCACCCCCATAACTGCAACTGGAGCCTCTGCCCTCCGCAATATGGGAGGCGGCGACAAACCGGATGGCCGTGATAACGTATCGGGGCAACCGCACGGAGATAGCCATGACAGTGCATTTCAACCCGCCGAGCGAACCGTCCAAGAACCCGCTACAGATGGCGATCGAAGCTCTGAAGGCGCAGGGCAAGCACGTCGCTCCAGCGGACATTCCCGGCCTCTTCTGGGTGAACGGGCAAGAGCTGACGATCAATCAGGTGATTCAGGTTTCGGGGATCCGCTGACCGCCGGCCGCGACGCTCTGGAGAAGGAGCGCGGCGATGGGTGAAGCCACGATGCCATATTGGCCGGCGGCGATGGACCTGAAAACAGCCGCTGCATATTGCGGCTGCTGCCCTGAGACGTTCAAGAAGGTGTGCCCGGTCAAGCCTCTCCGCTACACAGAATCCACAAGGGGGGAGCGATATCTTCGCCAGCGCCTTGACGAATGGCTGTCTTCCATCGACCCTAACAGACAAAGCGCTCCGAAAAGACGACTGGTGGATTATCTGAATGGTGGTGAAGGTGAAGCTCGCCGGGCTTAA